TGATTACCCACGCTCATAAAATTCTTTACAGTAAGTTCTTTTAATCTAATCATAAGTTGTTATAGATTTCTAATAATCGTTTTGGATCGTAGCCTTTGCTGTCGATATTAACGATTTGATTGACTACAATCTCGTCTACGCTTTCGAATTGGCGTATATCTATGTCAGGAGCACTGTCTAATTCTTTCTTTTCCGGAATTAGTGCCAGTTCTCTGATAGGATAGTTAGTCATAAAGTTTTCTCTTACAAAGTTTGCTTCTTCATAACTGATATCAATGTCAATGCCTATGCGTAGATGTTGTTTAGGTTTGATGATTTTATCTGGATCTTCTAACAGTTGACTTAGTTTTAGTGTACGGAATGTGGGCTGATCGGGCCATGTTATATGATATGGATCCTTGCCCCACTCCATTATGGTCATGCCACGCTCATCATCCCATGTGTCAGCATAATTGTGAGGAAAAGCATTACCAATATACATCATGTTTTTCTTTTGTTGACGTTTATGAAAGTGACCGCTGAACCCAAGTTCGTATTGATAAAAGTGTTCCAATTGTATTTCACCGTGATCGGGCATGGCAACCATGGCATTCATCATAAATTGTGGTAGCTCAAAGTGTCCAAAGATATATTGTCCACCTTTTTTCGCTATGTTTCGCCATTCATCTCCGACCAACCAAGGACACATTGTGACATTATCCACAGTCACAGGTTTATGGACAATGTTAATTCCGGGTATGTATTTGCCAAACTCTACGCTATGGATGTCTCGTTTGTCTTTATAATACAGATCATGGTTACCAGGGAAAAAGAAAAATTGATCAAATGCCTTACCCAATTTTTCCAATGCTCTTAGGCTATAGTCCATGGTAGTAATATTAAGGCTATTACGATTATGGTGCCAGTCTCCAAGAAACATGCCTGTATCACAACCGTTTTCTTTGGCTGTTGCTATAAACCAATCGACAAAATCTTCACAATCTTGGTTATGAGTATGACTGTTCGACTTTAATCCGAAATGTATATCTGTGAATAGTGCTACTTTTTTGAATAGATTACTCATCTAGCCTCCGTTGGCTTATTATAACATCTATAAATTACAGAGTCAATCCTCATTATATTCGTATCTTTTCAAAGCAGCAGCATGTTCGCCTTCACTTGTCCTACTGTAGCTCGGGTTCATGCCATTGATTTCTAATAAGTCATCACGAATAATTTGATTACGTTTTTCTATATTGATAATTCTTACAAAGCTATTGGTCACTGCCGCAGTAAAATAGGCAAACGGGTTGTTAGACTTTGACTCATCAAACTGTAGACCGATTTGTGTAAGTTGTAAAATGGCCTGCCCCTTCATTTCATCGTTATAGGTATATCCACGCACATTGCCTCGTGTAGCATAACGTTCGCATAGTTTGATATACATACGAGCCAAGTTGTTTGTAATCTGTCCATGTTCTTTATTGAACTTGCCTCGTTCTAAACTGCCCTTCCAATGACTTTTTCCAACACAAGTTAGGATATCTTCCTCGTTAAATTTCCAATGTTGAAAAGGTGGAAAGTTAACTTTGTCCCTGCCGTCTGCTTCTGTTTTAGGATTCTTTTTTCTAGTTGCATTTAATGGTATATGTTCGAATGTCATTACGCGAAATACCAGATCTTGTTTATTGATTTTTTTGTAATCAATTTCACAATCTGCCTGTTTAATCTTTTCTCCTGTTGCTTTACGTCGTTCAAATTCTTCTTGTCCTAGCCTTTTAGCACGATTACGCTTGGCTTCTGCTATGGTTCTTATGTTGATTTTTTCTACGCTGGGCAAAATTATGTCGTATTGATGATAAATTGGTTTAAGAAAAGAACAATAAGTGTTTTTGCTCTTATGTATTTCGTCAAGTAAGTCTTTATTGTTCAAGTAGTTGATTTTAGTCATAATAATCCTTTACAAATATTATAAACTACTCAGTTAATTTTGTCAACTAAATAATTTAAGGAGTCAACTATGGGTTTATTCGATAAAGTAGGTAGTGTTCTTAACACTGTAGGTTCTGTTTCAAATAGTCTTGGAATAACCGGTGCGTTAGGAACTGCTGGAAAATTAGCCGGTGCTCTTAATAATTTATCAAATCCTGCTGCCATGGTTTCTGCCTTACGAAGCATCAATGTTTCTCCAGGAGCCAACCCAGATTATAAAAAATCTTTGGCCACAGCCAGCATGGGCGGTGATGCAGAATCCAGTGATTGGAGAGTAAGATTAAGTATACCTCAAAATGCTAATTTTAGACAAAGTCCTGTTTTAGCTCCATTAATTAATGCTGGAGGACTTATATTTCCTTACACACCGACTATTCAGATGCAGGGATCTGCTGCTTATGAAAATACTCCTGTAACGCATCAAAATTACAGTTATTTTAGTTATACTAACAGCCAAGCTAGTAGTGTTAGCATATCGGGACCTTTCAATGTAGAGGATGCTATACAAGCACAGTATTGGATAGCAGCAGTTCATTATCTTCGTAGTGTGACAAAGATGTTTACAGGAGATAGCCAAGATGCTGGCAATCCTCCTCCTATGGTTTACTTGAATGGTTATGGTGACTATGTGTTTAAAGACATACCGGTTATTATAACAAGTTTTACAGTTGAGTTGCCTCAAGATGTTGCCTACATTGCTACTACAGTTGGTGCTAGTGGTCCTACATCTGGATTCGGCTCAGCTACAGGCGGAGCTAATCAAACAGTAGAAAACACGGCTAACCTATTAGGTGTAATGGGTGGTGTTGCAGGGTTCATGGGATCTAGTAAAGCAGCCAGTGCGTTAGGTAAAGCAGCAGGAGCTATGAGTATTGTTAATGGTCTTGCTAATATGAAAAATGGTGCTATGGGTGGAAGTGGGACTCCGTTTAATGCAGGAGGAAAAACCCATGTTCCGGTTAAGAGCACTATTTCAGTAGTTTGCCAACCTGTATGGAGTAGAAATAAGACAAGGACATTTAATCTTGATACCTTTGTTAAAGGTGGATATGTTGATACTAAACCAGGATACTTATAATGGCAGAATATAAAGACAATAGTCCTTGGCATAATACCGCCATAACTAATAATTACCTAAGTTATTTTAGGATTAGGGCTGTAAAAGCTGAACCAGATGACATCTTGTATCAAATCGAGCCCCAGTATAACTATAGGCCTGATTTATTAGCCTACGATGTCTACAATGATCCTAAATTGTGGTGGGTATTCATGCAACGTAACATGGACGTATTGTCTGATCCAGTTTATGATTTCACTACAGGAACAAGGATTTATCTACCAAAATTAGCTAATTTAAAAGAAAGTTTGGGAATTTAATGAGTTTTTTAAACAGTTTAGTTGATGCTGCTACTACTGTAGGTAATACAGCACGTAATGTTTTATCTAATGCCAGTCAGGTGACTTCTGGTTTTACGGCAGTAGCCAACAATGCAGCTAGTTCTATTAAACAACTAGGACAATTAGGGCAGACCAACCTTGGACTACCTACAAATTTAGTTCCAGGATTAAATGCTTTATCTAGTAATCTTAATTCTTCGTCAATAACTACTAGGAATCCTAGCCAAGGATTTTCTTTACCTCAAGTAAAAGAAGGCGATAAAGGCATAATGCCAAACGAGTTATTTGATTATAGTGTTTATAACTATCATTTTACTCTAAGTGTTTTAAGTAAAGGGCAATATAATAGTGCTTCTTATATGGGTGGCGATTTAGGACAAATTATTTTAGCAAGTGCTGGTGCAGCCAAAGAGGAAGATCTCGTTGCGACTCAATCAGGAAAGTTAGATTATCATTTAGAAAATTTAAGAATTAATAGCATAGCTGGTCTTAATGAGAATACAGGAAATAGCAATGCTCTAGGTCTTTCGTTCCAAATTATCGAGCCTTATAGTATGGGATTGTTTTTTCAAGCACTTCAAGTGGCTGCTTTAAAACAAGGATATAGAAATTATGCAGATGTTCCTATTTTATTAACAATTAAGTTTACAGGTCACATAGATCCTGATATGCTTAATATAGAATCTACTGTTAGTAAAAAGTATATTCCTATGAAAATTCGTGAAATACAAATGAATGTTAATAATAAAGGCTGTGTGTATGATTGTGAAGCATATCCTTATAACGAATCGGGATTTAGTGATACATTTACGCAAATTAAACATGATGCTTTATTAATATGTGATGACAATGTTCCTAAAACAGTTGAGCAATTGTTAAGAAAAAGTGAAAAAAGTCTAAAGCATTGTGTTAATCAATATTTGAAAGAACGAGTTAAACAAAAGACAACAACTTTTTATGATGAAATTGATATTGTATTTCCTGACGAATCAAGGAATGATGAAAGCTTAAATTTAATTGGAAAATCGAATTTAGGATTTAATAATTATAATAAGGGTGAAACAGGGTTCGCGCCAGATAATTTTGTCTATGAAGATGGAGTTTACAAACGAGGTAAAATGAAGGTTAATCCTTTAAATGGAACTTTTACATTTGACCAAGGACAACTAATAACTGATATTATTAATCAAGTTATTTTAACCAGTGATTATCCTAAGTTTGCTCTTAAAAACTGGACTCCGCAAGGTCAAATTCGATGGTGGCGTGTTGATATAAAGCATTATTTTAAAGGAACGGAAGATCCTAACACAGGGATTTGTCCTAAAAAAACTGTTTACAGAGTTGAAGAATACTTAGTAGATGCACAAAAATTTACAAATCCTAATACAAAAAATCCAGGCTTAGAGAATAAATGGCGTGAAGTAGTTAAGCAATATTTCTATATCTATACAGGACAAAATCTTGATGTATTAGATCTAAGAGTAGAATTTAAAACAGGATTTTATAAAGCACTAACAGCAGATCAAGGTAAATTATCCGAAGGTCAACAGGGTGTAGGACAAGCTACAGGAGGAGCAAATCAGGAGCATATAGGAAAAGAAGATGCTCAAACACCACCGGGTATTGATCCAGCTAGCCATAAATTACCTAGTCAAGTTAATTATCAAAAAACAGAAACTAAGACTGCTAATAGAGGAGGAGCTTTTCAATCTGATGATCCTATAACCTTAGCAGCAAGACAGTTTCATGATCTTGTAACCACAGGCTATGATATGCTTAATCTAAATGTAACTATTTTAGGAGATCCTTATTATATTGTAAGTAGTGGAACGGGAAATTATCGAGCAGGACATACCACAAGACAAAGTGTTAACACTGACAGAGAAATGGATTACGAACAAGGGGAAGTCTATGTAGCAGTTTATTTCAGAACACCGGTAGATCAAAATCCTAGTAATAGAAAAAATGCAGAATGGGATGGAATGTATGACTTTGGATCAGAAGACAGCCAGTTTCAGTTTAGTGGACTTTTTAAAGTTCTAAATATTACCAGTCAGTTTAATAAGGGTAAGTTTACCCAAGAACTGCAATTGATACGTGTTCCGGATCAAGATAATAGAAAAGTTCCAGAAGGTAAGCTTAACCAGTCTAAGAATGACAGTCCAAGTGATGACCAACATGGTCCTGAAAAACTTGTAGAGTTAGAAGAAGCAGATTATGCAGAAATTGGATTGTCTAACGGAGCACCTGAATGGCAAGGATCTTTAGAAGCAACATATGAGCAAGAAGAATACGCAAATGAACTTGGAGATACAAACTTATGAGTGAAGACAATCGCAGCACACCTAATTCCATTCCTTCCAATGGGACACCTTGCCTGGCAAGAGTGGTAAGTGTAGCTGATCAGACCTACAACGGTGTTTTAGAAGTTCAATTACTAAGAGAAGTAGGCAGTAACGAAAAAAGTGGAGGTCAAATACGAACTGTAAAATATCTCAGCCCGTTTTATGGTGTTACCAAATACGATTTTTTAGGTAATAGTCCAGATACGCATAATGAAACTCAAAAGAGTTATGGTTTTTGGATGATTCCTCCAGACCCAGGTAGTTATGTTGTAGTAATTTTTCTTAATGGTGACGAGAAAAAAGGATACTGGATAGGTGCTCCTATATTTGAAGAGAATATGAATTTCAGCACTCCGGGTTTCGCTGCTACAGAATATATTACTGACGAAAGTCGAGAAACTGATAGAGAAAAAACTCGTGTTCCAGGAACTGAATACAACAAAAAAATACATGAAGGTAATGAAGATGGAACTAAAAAGCTTAAGCCAGAGCATCCATTTGCTAAGTTTTTAGAAGATCAAGGGCTACTAAAAGATGATACTAGAGGTATCACAACCAGCAGCGCACGTAGGGAAGTGCCAAGCATGGTATTTGGAATCAGCACACCAGGACCAACAGATAAGGCAGGTAAGACAGGAAAACAGGGTAAAGCAGAAAGCGAGGAAAATTCACATTTTGTTAGTCGTCTTGGTGGAAGTAGTTTTGTCATGGACGACGGCGACGATAAATGGGAAAGAGAAAAATTACCAACTGATGGTCCTCCGAATTATAAAAATGTTGAAGAAAAAGAGTTTGGTCTAAGAGACAGACCTCATAATGAACTTATGAGATTTAGAACAAGAACAGGACATCAAATACTTTTACACAATAGTGAAGATTTAATCTATATATGTAATAGCAGAGGAACTGCTTGGATAGAATTGACTAGCGACGGTAAAATCGACGTATTTGCAGATGATAGTATTAGTATACGGACAAAGAAAGATTTTAATTTTATATGTGATCGAGATTTTAATTTAGAAGTTTTTCAAAATTTCAACGTTAAAGTTCATGGTGAAATGCATACACATGTTATGAAAGATAATGTTTTAATAGTAGATCGTGATCAAAAAATACACATTAAAAATAGAAAAGATGAAACTATCGACGAAGAATATCGTCAAACCGTACACAATCATGTTAAAAAATATTATAAGACAGATTATACTCATAATATAGATGGTAGATCAGATTGGAGGATAGCTGAAGGATTTAGTTTTTCACAAGGACTTGGACTAGCAGATCCTGATTTTGCCCCTTACCGCCCCAGGGTGGATGACCCAGGAGATCCTTGCTCCAATGATGGCGGTAAAACAAATCCGGTAAAAGATGTTTACGGTCCTACCCCTGATCGGATAGATGTTGTTATTAATCAAGACATGCGTATAAGGCATATAAATGGACACAACCTAGATCATATTATCACTGGCTACTCAAAAACAAAAGTTAATGGTAGTGTGGATATTAATACCGATTCAACTTGGAAACATAGTTCAGGTGGTGATATAGATATAAAGGCAGGAGGGCATATTTTTAACACTTCTGGTGGCAGTAACGAAACACTAGCAGGTGGAAATATAATTGAAACTGCTCCTCAAATACATATGAACGGACCAGGAGCAGGAACAGCCCCTACTGCGGCGATTGCATCACCTCCAGAAGAAGCTCGAATAACAGCCAAGGCTACTTTGTTTCACGAACTTAAGGTAATCAGTATGCCAGAGATACCAAGTCAAGATGCTTGGCAATCTCTTACAACCAAAGATGTGATTATGCGTCGTATGCCTACTCCTGAACCATATCCGCATCATGAGAATTTAGATCCTAAATTAGTTAAATCAGAACCAATACAAAGAGAACATATTGGTCCAAGGGGAGAAGGATTTCCTCTGAGATATGATGCTACAGATGAAAAAGAAGTTGCTTCGCATTGGAGAAAATACACTACAAATATAGATACATTCAAGAGGAATCCTCCTGTAGAACAAAATACAGACGATGAAGGGAGCTGGGGAATATGACAGCAAATAGTAAATTATACGATAAAGTTACTTTAACAAACGCAAAAACTAAGTTTATTCCTGGATCTAAAACTTATAGAGGTTTCAGTACGATAAATGCTGAAGCTAGCAGTTTTACTCTTTACGACCTGCAACTTATCAAACAAGATTTAATTAATAATTTCCATATCAGAATGGGTGAACGCTTAGAACAACCTGAGTTCGGAACTATTATATGGGATGTTATATTTGAGCCACTAACTGAGGATCTAAAACGATTGATAATCCGTAATGTTGAACAAATTATTAATTATGATCCTAGAACACGGGCTGAGCAAGTTATAGTAACTAGTTATGATACTGGTTTACAAATTGAATGTGTGCTAACTTATTATCCATACAACATACAAGAAGCGTTACAGTTTAGATTCGATCAAGAAAATGGTATTGTAATGAGTTAAAAACGCAGTTAATTAGTGAAATAAATATTAAAAACTGGAATAAACATGTCAATAACTGATAGACAAAATAGATTATTAGTGGCCGAAGACTGGCGTAGAATATATCAGAGTTTTCGTAACGCAGATTTTCAGAGCTACGATTTTGAAAATCTACGCAGGGTAATGATTAGTTATATCAGAGAAAATTATCCTGAAGATTTTAATGATTATATTGAAAGCAGCGAATACCTTGCTCTAATTGACCTTATTGCTTTTTTAGGGCAAAGCATTGCCTATCGCGTTGATTTAAATAGTAGAGATAATTTTTTAGAGTTAGCTGAACGTAGAGAAAGTGTGTTAAGACTGGCACGTCTACTAAGCTATAATGTTAAAAGAAATATTCCAGGAAGCGGTTTATTAAAAATTACCAGCGTTCAAACAACCCAAAATATTTTAGATAGTAATAATAGAAATTTAACAGGTCAGGTTATAACTTGGAACGATCCAAGTAACCCTAATTGGTATGATCAGTTTATCAAAGTAATTAATGCTGCACTGCCATCAACACGACAGTTTGGTAGTCCTGAAGATAAAGCTACAATTTATGGTATTCCAACCGAGCAATATAGGTTTCAAAGTAGCAACTTAGATGTGCCAATTTTTAATTTTGATAAAAACATAGATGGTAGAAATATGAGTTTTGAAATAACAAGTTCTACTTTTCAAAATTCTGATGAAATTTATGAAGAACCGCCTGCCCTGGGAAATAGGTTCGCTTTTTTATATCGTAATGATGGAAAAGGTAATGCCAGTTCTAATACAGGGTTTTTTATGTTGTTCAAACAAGGACAATTGAATCAAGGAACTTTTACATTTACACAACCAGCACCAAATGAAACATTAGATATTGATGCTAATAATATTAATGACACAGACGTATGGCTTTACAAACTAAGTCAAGGCAATGCTGAAGTAGAATATTGGAAAAAGTTAAGTTCTGTTGAAGGTAATAATGTAATATACAATAGCTTGGAAAAGTCTATAAGAAATTTTTATACTGTAATTACAAGATCCAATGATAGAGTGACACTACAATTTAGTGATGGTGTTTTTGGAAATATTCCTTTAGGAAAATTCAGAGTATACTATAGAACAAGCGAAGGGATAAGTTATACAATTAATCCTCGTGATATGCGTAATATCAGCATTGAAATACCTTACATCAGTAATTTTTCTAAACCTGAAACAGTTATTCTAAGTTTAAGTTTAGTTACCAGTGTGAATAATAGTGCAGAGCCAGAGAGTTCTGCTGATATTAAAAAGAAAGCACCTGCGACTTATTACACTCAGAATAGAATGATCACAGCTGAAGATTATAACATTTCACCTTTCAGTGTTAGTCAACAAGTGATGAAGGTCAAGTCAGTTAATCGCAGCAGCAGCGGAATCAGCAGATATTTTGATTTAGTAGATCCTACCGGCAAGTATAGTAAAACTAATCTATTTGCTGATGATGGTGTTGTTTATAAAGAAGAATACATAGATAGTTTCCAATTTAAATTTGATACTAAGAGTGATATAGAATCTGTTATACTAAATCAGTTATATGATTTTATGAGTAAAACTACTCTAAGAGACTACTATTACAATAAGTTTACTAAAATTTTAACTTCAGATTTAAATGTAAGTTGGACTGAAATAACATCAGAGACTAATTTATCTACAGGATTCTTAAAAAATAATGTAACTAGTTCTGTAGCTTTAAAACTAGGAACCTACACAACTACATTATTAAAATCTGTATTGCCAGGAAGTATTTTAAAATTTCAAGCACCTAATGGATATTATTTTAACAAATTAAAAGATAATGCTTTAACAACTGATAACGGTTTCGGCACTGTAAAGTATATCTATTCTAAGGTTGTCTATGTTGCAGGAGATGGAACTAACGGAGGAACCGGAGTTCTTACCGACGGAACTGGCGCAGTAAAACTAAATGATATTGTTCCTTCAAGTGCTCTATTAACTAGTATAGTGGCACCTTTTAAAACAACCCTAAATCAAAATGTAATAAGTTCAATAATTGATTTAGTATATGCTCATAAACCTTTTGGACTACGTTACGATCAAGCTTCTAGTGCTTGGAACATTATATATGAAGTAAATTTAAATCTTACAGACAAGTTTAGCCTAGGGCAAACCGGAGACAATACTAATCAAAAATTAGATAGTAGTTGGCTAGTAAATTTTTCCACAGATACAGAATACTACACTGTAAGTTTTAGATTATTAAGGTATATTTTTGAAAGTGATAAGCAAGTAAGATTTTATTTTGACAGTAGTGACAAAATCTACGACACTAGAACTAACACAGTAGAAAAAGATAAAATAAAAGTTTTAAATGTTAACATAGATTATTCTTCGAGCTTATTAAAGAATTTTACTGTAGATAAAGATTGGGAAATAGTTGAAGAGTTTAGAGGTCTTGACGGCTATGTAGACACCAAGAAAATTCAAGTTAGTTTTGCTGATAGTGATGATGATGCAGTAGTTGACAACCCAGATATATTTGAAGACATTATTGCTACATCAACATATTCATTACAAAACGCATATGTCATACAAGAATTATATACTATTGAAGACCAGCAAGAAGATTATAGATATACTGATAACTTAGATGAAATTGTGTTAATTAAAAATTCCGAGTCAGAGTTAACAGATTTAAGCATATTCAATGATGGACAATATTTTTATTTTGTTGATAAAGATGTTGTTAAAAAATTAAATCGAGATACATCAGAACTTGTAGTAAGTTTGGATTATCGTTGTTTTATTGGTCGAGATAAAATCAAATTTCAATATATTCATAACGCTGATTACGAGTCAAGGATTGATCCAGGATTAACAAATCTTATTGATGTATTTGTTTTAACCAAACAATACGACAAGCAGTTTAGAGAATATTTAGACGGAACAAGATCTGTTATGCCTTTACCTCCTAGCACAGATTCCTTGTATAATATGTTAGGCGGTGAGCTGAATAAGATCAAAACAATCAGTGATGAGATTATCTATCATCCTGCTAGATATAAAGTATTATTCGGTAGTAATGCTAGTATTGATCTGCAAGCCATATTTAAAGTAGTTAAAAATAATGAAATAGTGATAAGCGACAACGATATTAAAAGCAAGGTTATAAGTGCTGTAAATGAATTTTTCGCGATTGATAATTGGGACTTTGGGGATAACTTTTATTTTACAGAATTGTCTACTTACGTAATGAATAAGTTAGCCACTAACATCGTTAATTTTTTAATTGTTCCAAAGAAGCAGGGATTAACATTTGGTAGTTTATTAGAAATTAAGTCAGAAAAAGATCAGATTTTTGTAAGCTCTGCAACCATTGATGATGTTGAAATTATCAGCTCTGTTACAGCAAGTAGAATTAAGTCTTCTGGAACTATTTCTTACACACCTTATTATACTGTGCAGCAAACAATTATTAGTTCAGGAAATCAATAATGTCTTTTGATAACGAATCACCTTTACCGATTAACGGAAATAGAAAAAGAAAAAGTTCTGATTTATTACCGAGATTTTATCGAACTCAGTCTAATAAGAAATTTTTATTCTCTACGTTAGATCAATTAATACAGCCTGGAACTGTAAAGAAGCTCAGTGGGTTTGTTGGTAGACAAAATGCTGAAAGTGTCAATTATGATGATGTGTTTATAGCAGCAGCAGATAAAATTAGACAAGATTATCAGCTAGAACCTGCTGCTGTAGTTCAAGACAGATTTGGTAATGTAGATTTTTTCAAAGATTATATTGATCATATCAATCATATTGATGTATTAAATGGCTTAACAAACAATCATTCTAGATTAAATCATCAAGAATTTTATAGCTGGAATCCACATATTAACTGGGACAAATTTGTTAATTTTCAACAGTATTATTGGTTACCCTACGGTCCAGATCCTATAGATGTTCAAGGACAACAACTTGCGATTGACAGCACATATACTGTTGTTTTAGAAGATCAAGGTGATAGTTATGCTTATCTTTTAACACCTGACGGTTTAACAAGAAACCCTACGTTAACCTTATATAGAGGTCAAACATACAGATTTAGTATTAACAGTAGTGATCATCCTTTCAGTATTAAGAATTTAAGAACAGTGGGAGATTTGGATCGTTATACAAATAATCCTGGCATCGTTAGTGCCAATGGTATAGTTATAGGAGAAATGATTTTTAATGTTCCAATGAACGCTCCTGATGTTCTTTACTATCTAAGCGAAGTTGATCCAAATATCGGTGGTATACTCATCATCAAAGACATAGAAGAAAACACATTCTTAGATGTTGAAAAAGATATTATAGGAAAGAAAACTTATACATTACCTGATGGGTTAAGTTTCTCCAACGGAATGAAATTAAGCTTTGTTGGTAATACTTCTCCTGAAATTTATAAAGATGGCTTTTGGTTTGTTGAAGGAGTAGGGACTGCAATTAGGCTCATTAATGCTAATGATCTAGAAATAACTGGAACATATACAGAAGAAAAATCTTTATTATTTGATGACGATCCTTTTGATAACGTTCCTTTTAGCACACAAACTACCTATCCAAAGTCGAAAGACTATATTGTTGTTGAAAGGTCTAGTAAAGACAAGAATCCTTGGTCTCGTGTGAACAGATGGTTCCACCAAGATGTATTGAAAAAAACAGCAGAAGTTAGAGGAAGTAACTTTGAGATTGATCAAAGTTTACGAGCATCAAGGCCTATTATCGAATTTGATTCAGACCTAAAACTTTATAACTTTGGACATGTTAATAAAAAGAATGTTGACTTAATTGATAATTTTACCACAGACGTCTTTAGCACTATTGAAGGTAGTTTAGGTTATAACATTGATGGTGTAGACTTAACTGACGGAATGAGAGTTCTATTTACAGCTGATCCAGATAGGTTAGTTAATGGTCGAATTTTTAAGGTTAACTTTATTAACCTTACAATTCCAGGTAGACGTTTGAACTTTAGTGCATTAGCACCTTCAGATTCAGCCGGTAGTGTCAATGTAGCCACAGACACTATTAAGTGTGATACAGATCACGGATTGATAAACGGTGATCAAGTTGTGTATCTAAGCAACGGTAATATTCAACTACAAGGATTAATACATAGAAAAGTTTATTATGTTAAGGTTATTGATGAACAAACTTTACAATTATACACAGATATACTATTACAAAATGTTGTTGACATTTTAGCTACCGGTGATAGTATACATAGCTTAGAAGTTTTCAGTGGCATAAGAAGGCAAATTAATTTAACACAAGAGCCCGACAATGAACCACAAAAGTATGAGACTGTTTTAGTTAACAAAGGAATGTCCGAGCCTGTTAAGATTGTTCAACAAGGCATTGAATATAATATCACAGGTAATCAAGGGCTGATGTATTGGTATAACGGAACTAGTTGGAAACTAGGACAAATTAAATTTGATGCTAATCAAGCACCGTTATTTGATATGTTTGACCAGGATGGAAATAGTTTTAGTGATTTTAGCTACTATGATGGTTCGAGTTTTAAAGGAACTAAAATATTTTCTTATAAAGTTGGAACAGGTAGCGCAGACGCAGAATTAGGATTCAGTCTAACATATAGAAATATCAGCAATGTCGGAGATATTGTATTTGAGTATAATTTATTAAATGATACTTTCACTTATAAGAATGTATCTACAGTTTTATCAAAAATTATAAATGTTGGTTTTTTAAGAAAAATAAACTCTCTAAATGATTTTAGTTATACTAACGGATGGATAAAAAGTGAAATCATTGATACTCAACCTGTTATAAGAGTTTTTAAAAATCATGATATTGATGGTGTCAATAAAGGTTTTCCTATCGATACTTTTGATGATAATCTTGACCTTAGCGATTTAAAAGTTAAAGTTTATATAAACCATAAAAAAATTCTTAATGATAAATTTTTCGTTGTCAATGGTCCGGTAAGAAAAGAGGTATTCTTATATAATGCTGTAACAACATCGGACATTGTAACATTAAAATTGTATTCGAAGCAACCAAAGAACCAAAATGGACATTATGAAATTCCAATAAATTTGCAAAATAATCCTTTGAATGATGACCTTTTAACTTTTACGTTAGGCGAAGTGATTGATCATGTCGATAGTATTATTGATAATTTAGATAATTTTAAAGGAATATTTCCAGGAGACAATAATCTTCGTGATATAGGAATGGTAACACAATATGGAACAAGATTTGTTCAACATAGTGCTCCTTTAAATTCTAGTCTATACTTTTTAGGAACTAAAGATTTTAATGTGGTATCTGCTTTAGAAAAAGCTCGATTTGATTATGGCAAGTTTAAAACAGCTTTTCTAGTAGCGTCTTCTGAGATTGGAGTTCAAACTGAACCTAAGCAGATGGTAGATATTATATTAGATAGTCTTAATAAGGATCGCCCTAAAACTGATCCTTACTTTTTAAGTGACATGTTTGCTTATACGGCTAATAAGCGTTTTGAATATCGTGTATTAGATTCAAGGACTAAAATATATCCATTAGGGTCTGTTTTTAGTTTGGAAGAATTATCAAATAAATCTGTGTTAATTTATCGTAATAATACGCAGTTATTACACGGAAGAGATTATGAATTTAACAGCGATTTCTTTACTATTTTAACAGACCTACAAGAAGAAGACCTGTTAGAAGTTTATGAATATGAAAATACGGATGGAAGCTATTGCCCTCCAACACCTACTAAATTAGGATTGTATCCTGCTTATGAGCCTAAGATTTATATTGACGATACTTATTTAGAACCTACAACAGTTATTCAAGGCCATGATGGAAGTATCACTATAGGATTTAATGATTACAGAGATCAAGTTTTACTTGAGTTAGAAAAAAGAATATTCAATAATATTAAAATAAAGTATGATCCTAGTATATTTGATATTTGGAATTATGTTCCAGGACTAGATCGTCCTACTGCATACTCTAAAACAGAGCATGAGAATATTCTTAGTCAGTATTTCTTTCAATGGACAAGCCTAATACAAAATGATTTTACAGCTCAAAATAATGATCTGTGGGACTATCTAAATCCTTGGACTTATAACTATAGAGGGTTTAGTCTGCCTAACGATACAACCTTACCTGCATTTTGGAGAGGAATTTATCGCTGGATATTAGACACTGATCGTCCTCATACACATCCTTGGGAATGTCTAGGATTTAGTATTGAACCTACCTGGTGGAAAGATGTATATGGTATTGCTCCATATACCAGTGATAATTTTGTTTTATGGGATGATATCAGAGACGGCATCATTAGAGAACCAGGAAAAGCAGTTAAAGTTAATAAAAAATTTATAAAGACTATTTTAAATTACGGGAAGCCAGTAGACAGTCAAGGTAATCTTGCTAATCCTTTACAAGCAGGATATGTTAAAGGATTAATAAATCCTACACAAGGAGGGTATTATACCTTCGGTGACCAAGGACCTGTGGAAACTGCTTGGAGACGTAGTAGTTACTACGCCTTTTCACTTCTGCAAGCTGCTTTATTAATGGAGCCTTCGAACGTTATTGCTTTATGTCTTGATCGTAGTAGAATAATTCGTAATTTAAATCAACAACTAGTTTATTCTGAAACGAATTTACGAATAAAGTTAAGTGACTTAGTTCTACCTAGCATTGTATCAGATGAGCAAAGGATTTTTACATCTGGGCTAGTAAATTATATTGTTAATAATATTAGTGTAGAATTAGAAGAGCCGATTTTAAAACTTAAGTTTCAATTAGACTCTATTACAAATAAACTTGCTATTAGGCTTGGAGGATTTACAAGTCAAGAAAAATGCAAAATTATTTTAGAAAGTAAAAACCCTAATAGCACTTCAGGAATATTTGTCCCTGATGAAAATTATAAGATATTTTTCAATAAAAGCAGTCCTACTAAAGAATTAATTTATAGTGGAATATTGATAACAAAATATGCAGATGGTTATGAAGTTAGAGGTTATAACAAAGACCAGCCATACTTTAAGTATTATTCCTATATTAAAGCAGGACGCGAAGTTAATGTTGGAGGAATCTCAGAAAGTTATATTAATTGGGATTCGGGACAACGATACCTCGCTGGTCAGCTTGTAAATTATAATAATGTTTATTATCGTGTTAAAATTTCGCATACTACAGAAACGTTTTTTGATAACTCGCTGTATACAAAATTAAATCGTTTACCTTTAATAGGCGGTCGTGATATTTTTATTAGAAAAGACTTTTCTGATAGAATTGAAAATATTGTAAGTTATGGAACAAAATTTTATTCTATACAAGATGTTGTAGATTTTATTTTAGGTTATGGTGCCTATTTAGAATCTCAAGGATTTAAGTTTGACGATTATAATTCTAATTTGAAACTAGTTGAGAATTGGGAAACAAGTGCGAAAGAGTTTGCATTTTGGACTACTCAGAATTGGGCAGCGGGTAGTGCTTTGAGTATTAGTCCTGCTGCAAATAATTTAAATTTTTCTTCTGATATTTCAGTTATTGATAATATCAAAGATAGTTTTTATGGTTATAAGATTTTTAGAGTTGACGGCGAATTATTAGATGATAATTTTGTCAATAGCTATAGAGAGGATAACTCGTTTAATCTTACTCCTAGTTCTACAAATCATGGAATATACGGAGCTGTATTAAGATTGGTGCAGAAGGAACATGTTATATTATTAGATAATAACACGTTGTTCAATGATGTTATTTACGATCTTGAGCCTGGTTATAGACATGAAAAATTAAAAATTCAAGGATACATAACTACTGATTGGAATGGCGGATTTAATATTCCAGGATTTATCTATGACGAAGCTAGGATCGTAGATTGGCAACCATGGACAGATTATAATCTAGGTGATATAGTTTTTTATAAAGATTTTTACTACAGTGCCTCTAAATTTTTACCCGGCACAGAGTTGTTAAATGAAGAAGATTGGATAATATTAGATCAAAAACCAGTAAGCCAACTATTACCAAACTGGGATTATAAAGCCGAACAATTTACAGATTATTATGATTTAGACAGTGATAATTTTGATGTAGAGCAGCAAAAATTAGCACAACATTTAATTGGATATCAGAAGCGTCAATACTTACAAAATATTATTAACGACGATATTAGCCAGTATAAGTTCTATCAAGGAATGATTGCTGAAAAAGGAACTCAAAATGTTTTGAACAAATTGTTTGATGTTTTAAGTTCTGATAATCAGGAGAGTTTAACATTTAACGAAGAATGGGCTGTAAGAGTAGGAACTTACGGAGCAAGTGCAGTCTATGATGAAATAGAGTTCAATTTAAATGAGTCGATGATAAATCTAAATCCTCAACCGGTCGAACTCACAGAAGAAATTGTCGATGATCCTGACTTTGTATACAGAATAAAATCTTCTTCTGTTTATATCAAGCCTATAGGATACAATGAAAATATATGGCCAACAGGAGAAGTTAAGAAATTTTTACGCACTCCGGGTTATGTTAGATATAACGATGTTAAGTTAAACTTAGATACGCTTGATGAAATATTAACTAAAGAGATCGATTTATTCACTGAAGGAGACTATGTTTGGACAGCATTTTTATCACCTCCTAAGCTGTGGAGTGTTTATAGATTTACCAAGGTAAATCTAAAATTAGAATCAGTTCAATATAAAAATGGAAGTCTTATTCTTATAGCAGAGTCTATACCTTCTTTATCGCCTAATCAGATTATTGGTATTGATAATGTAGATATTATAAAAGGCTTTTATAAGATTACTAGTATCACAGGAAGAAGTATTTTTATCACAAAAACGATTGACAAATGGGAAAAAGATATCAATGCAGACAGTAGTGCCTGTCTGATTTATGAATTTAAAGAATCTAGAATAGATCATATTGATAATGCTAATAATTATATTCCAGATTATATAAAAACTAATGAATTGCTTTGGGTTGATAATGACGGTTCAAATAAAAACACAGTTTATCAATATAATGCAGTATATGATAGAAGTTATGTCTCTAATTTTAATTTACAAGAAGATAATTTACTAATCGGTAAATCTATAGCAGTATCAAAAAATGGAAGCACATCTGCCATTGCAGATCAAAATCAAATTACTATATTTTATAAAAACGTAGGCAATGGTTCATGGAGACAACAGCATACAATAACGAGTTTTAATACAACTTCATTAGAATTTGCTAACAATGTTTCATTAAGTGACGATGGGTTATGGTTAGCTGTTTCTGAGAAATTTATTTCTACAAGTGAGGTAATACATTTTTACAAAAAGAATGATGTTTACGGAGAATTCTTATATTTTCAAACTATTACAAGTCCTGTAGCGGTGAATAAACAATTTGGATCTGTGATAGTATTGACTAAGGAACTTGATCAATATGTCTGCGCTGTTGCTGTTCCGTCGGTCGATGAAGTGTTTGTCTATAATATTACAGAAGATAGTGATGCTCAATGGGTCCTTACTCAGAACATAAAAGAGCCGAATATAGGTGTTTGCAGGTATGGACAATCAATTGATTTATCAGGTCAAGGAGCTGTTTTAGTTGTAGGTGCTCCTGATATTAATTCTGTTTTTGTTTATTCTAGAGTTAGTGGTGGATACGATAAAGAGCAAGTAATTACTGATAACCAATCTACACAACTTGGTTTTAGTTTATCTATCTCTGATGACGGAGCTACTATAGCTGCGGGAGCGATTGATGATGATTCAGTTTTAGTGAATAGTGGAAAGGTTGATGTCTACAAATTAACAGAAAGTGGGTATGTTAAATCTCAGACTATAAAGAGCAACTTCCTGACATCATTTGAAAGCTTTGGATATTATGTAAAGTTTATGAACAATGATCAAACTTTAGTAATATTTGCAGTGAACGGTGATGTTAATAATTATTCTACCTTCGACCAAGCAGCAACGACCTTTGATAACAATACTTTAAGATTTAATGATATTAAGTTTAATTCTGGTAGAGTAGATGTTTATGACAAGTATAGTGAAAATTATATTTACGGAGAAAGCTTGTCTACTGATTCTGGGACTGATTTAACTGATAGATACGGGTATTCTATAGGCGTAGGGTCTAACTCTATACTTGTAAGTAGTATAAGAGAAGATGTTGATAACTTTACAAATTTAGGTGTAATCTTTAATTATTATAAACAACCTAATACATTTAGTTGGACTAAAAAGTATCAACAAGCTGATAAAATTATAAGTTCACGTTTCAAAAAAGTTTACTTGTATGACACTGAAAGTAATGAACTACTCAAGTATCTAGACGTAGTTGATGTAGCTCAAGGTAAAGTAGTAGGTATAGCTGATCAGGAAATTAGATTTAAAACTTTTTATGACCCTGCAACTTATTCTATAGGATCTGAGCTAGTTAATGTTGATGAAGGCCAAGCATGGAACAAACAGTATGTTGGTATGCTTTGGTGGGATCTTACTAAAGCTAAATTTATAGAAAATAATTTAGGTAACACTGTTTATCGTTCGTCAAATTGGAATCAACTATATGAAACTGCTAGTATTGACATATATGAATGGGTAGAAACTAAGTATAAGCCCAGCGAATGGGATACACTATCAGGAACAGAAAAGGGAGATAGTTTAGGCATTAGTGGTGTTTCTAAATATGGTAACACTGTTTATAGTATTAGACAGTCTTACGATGTCACTAGCCAGTCATTTAAGAATGTTTACTACTATTGGGTAAAAAATCCAACTATCATTCCTAATGTGCAAGATAGAAAGCTTAGTGCTAGTGATGTTTCTAAGCTAATTTCGGATCCAGTAGCACAGGGTTATCCTTGTATATCATTTACAGGATCTAATACTTTTATATTAGTTAATCTTGCAAGATTTGTCAAGGCTGACAAAACTAATTTGAATATCGAATACTGGACAGTCGATGATCACCTTACTAAATCAAACAAACATAGCCAATGGAAGCTTATTAGCAATCATGAAAAAACAATAATACCTGTTGAAATAGAAAAGAAATGGCTAGATAGTCTGTTAGGAAAAGATGATTTTGACAGAGTAATTCCTAATCTTAAACTGAATTTGAAGAAACGATATGGCATATCGAATCGTCCTCGACAAGGTATGTTTGTTAATAGATTAGAAGCTTTAAAACAGTTAATTGAGTCTGTTAATTCTGTAATGAAAAAGCATATTATTGTTGATGATTATGATATTTCCGATTTGTTCTTAAAAGAAATTGCCCCTTCTGCATCTAGTGGAGAATGGGACGAGTCTGTAGATACAGTAGATGAATTAAGATTTATTAATACATCATTGGTTACTCCAGCTGTTTTAGAGCCAGTAATAGACAATGGAAGAATAGTAGATATTAGTATTGTTTCTCCAGGATATGGTTATAAGAATAGCCCTTATATCGAAGTTCAAGGTATAGGAAAACGTGCAAAGTTACGTTCTACTATCAACAACCTAGGACAAGTAACAGGTGTTCAAGTTATAAATTCCGGTGAAGGATACCTAATTGATACAGCTCTAACAATTAGAAATTTTGCAGTCTTAGTTAAATCGGATGTGAATGTCTCAGGTTCTTGGTCTGTGTATTCATATAACCAGCAACTAAGTTCTTATGAAAAGGTTAAGAGTCAAGGCTATGATACTACTAGATACTGGAAATATATAGATTGGTATGAAACAGGTTATAACCAGTTTACAAAAATAGATCATCTAGTAACGAACACTTACGGATTGTATACACTATACGCAGAAATAGGACAGGTTGTAAAAGTAGAAAACGTGGGTTCCGGAGGATGGTTGCTACTAGAAAAGTATAATGATAAAGTTACACTTGATTATACTGAGAATTATAATGTCATAGGTAGACAAGCCGGAACGATTCAATTTTTACAATCACTTTATGACTTTTCTGTAGACGTAGTTGGTTATGATAATCATTTGTATGATAGCCAGTATTATGACAATGTTCCAGTTCAAGAATTAAGGATTATTTTGAATGTGTTAAAGACAAAGATATTAGTCGACGATTTATACCCTGATTATCTTAATTTGTTCTTTAATAGTTTAAGATATGTTCTTTATGAACAACCATTTGTCGATTGGGTTACTAAGACTAGCTTTGTTAAGAGTAAGCATAATCTAGGAGAATTAAAGCAAAAGGTAACTTATAAAAATGACAGTTTAGATAACTTTGAAGATTATATTAAAGAAGTTAAGCCTTACAGAACAAAAATTAGAGAATTTGTGAGTTCATATAATAGACTTGAACAAAGTCGAATGTCAGTTACTGATTTTGATATTCCTCCATATGTCAACGACCTATATCAAGTTGCTAACATTAATTTAAACATATCAGATGACTCTTCATTGAATCCTAAGTTAAGTGAGTATCCTTGGAAACATTGGAGAGATAATGTTGGTTTTAAGATAATTGACCTAGTGATTGTTGACGGTGGCTCGGGTTATATTTCAAATCCTGTTGTGAGAATTAACGGCGATTCTAAAATACAAGCACAGGCCAAGGCCTATGTTAGTGTAGGAAAACTAAATCGAATTCAAATTACTAACTACGGTTCAGGGTATCTTTCTGTGCCAGAAGTTATCATTGATGGTGGACTAAGTTCAACAGGAGTTGCTGCTCGAGCAGTGGCAGTAATAGAGTCGGAGGTTGTCAGGTCTAACAAGGTATCAATGAAGTTTGATAGAACAACAAAGTCTAATCCTATTCAAGATATAACTATAACAGAAACGTTCCAAGGGACAGGAAGTCAGTTGCAATTTGTTTTAAAATATGCTGCTAGAACAGAACGCAATTCTTATTCTGTAACTATTAACGGAATAGATGTGTTAAAAGATAGCTGTAGTTTAATTGTTAAAACAACTAGTGTCAAAGGATTTACTAGTTATTATGGAGTTTTAACATTTGAAACTGCTCCTGCTAGAAATGATGTGATAGTTATAAATTACATTGTGGGATTTGAACATCTAAATGCATTAGACAGAATTAAACACTATTATGATCCTACTGTAGGAATGTTGGGCAATGATTTTAATCAGTTAATGACAGGTATAGATTACGGTGGTGTTGACATACAAGGACTTATTAATTTTGTTGGAACCGGTGGATGGGACAGTGATAATTGGGGCGATGGCTTCTGGGGTGAAGAGGATGAGGGATTCGAAGATCAAATATTTGAAATTGATCAGTCAAGTTCCTATGGTCCCTTTGAGTTTAACTATGTTCCTCAAGCAGGACAGCAGATTAATGTATATTTAAAGAGACCGATTATTTCTGCTCTGAATGAGTATACTGAAATTAGATTAGATGATCCTAATTTTGGAACACCCAATCCAGTTACAAATTTAAATGCTGTAATGCAAACGATTATTGGTGATGGTATAACATCTGCGTATATACTGCCTAATCCTACAAATAATCCTCCGTTAGATTTAGAGCCCGGTGATTTGATTATTTTTAGGAAAAACACCAGTGATGGAAGTAAGAGTCCTAAACCAGACGACTATGACACTCAATTGCAAGGCGGCAATCTAGCTTATACCACAGCAACAGGAGTTGACCCTTCTGAAGTAATAGTGGACGGCGATGGACTAATTACTCCTACAACTAGCTATGCTCCAGAAGAAGTGGTTCCAGGACAAGTAGTTGATGCTCTAGCATTAAAGGTATTTCAGTTGCCAACAAGCACTTCTGCAAAAATATTTTTCAAAAATTATATAGCAGATGGATCTACTGAAGATTTCAGTGCGCTACAAATCCCACAAAATACCAGTGCAGTAATTGTTAAAGTAGGATACGAAATTAAGAAACAAAATGTTGATTATACTTTTGATTGGTATACAAAAAATATTAGTTTCACAACTGCTCCTACAGCAGGAAGTGTGGTAAGTGTTATTAGTATGGGCTATGTTTCGGAAAAGATACTAGATTTGGATCATTTTGTAGCAGACGGCTCAACAGTTGAGTTTGTTACGTCTGCGTTGTTTACAGAAAATCTAGGGCATATTGTTCTAGTAAATGGACAGTCAGTGGACTACGAAGTTTTTGAAACAGACTCCGAGTATGCTGCTATCTACCGAGTAGGTATTCGATTTGGTTTAGCTCCTACTGCTAACAGTTTAATAACCTATATGATAACTGATGATCAAAATTATTCAGCATCTATAGTTAAATCTGAGCAGATTTCTGCTGATGGAAGCACAGTAGAATTTCCCTTAGTTAATATGGTTGGAGTTAAGGATCCTTTATCTAGCAATGTTTTAGTTATTAAGAATGGAGAAATTTTAAACCCTTCTTTAAATGAGTATTTTACATTGTCAGGAAATGTGTTAATCTATACTATGAGTAAGTATGAACAGCTCCCAGGAACTATTGACGCTAGTAAAATTAAAGTTTATCTAAATGGTAGCTTATTGCAAGTTGGTTTAGATTATACATTAGACCTAACTGGGTTTAGTGTTATATTGAATACTAATACCTATGTAGAAGATGGTATCTTAATTGTTTCTAATCTAACAAATTCACAATATAGGATTGATAGCACAAGTTCAAGCCCAAGCATTGTATTTGCATCTGCTCCTTTAAATACTGATTATATTGAGGTTATTAGTTTTTATAATCACGATATATTAGATATCGTAAGAACACAAGAATCTATTACTAGTTCTGCCGCACTAGACATTGATACTCCTGACTATTATAGATATAGGAATTTACAAGGTCGTAGATTTAAATTGTTTAGACCAGTAAAAGTTGATGACTATGTTTGGATAATAAAAAATAATAAGCTATTAACTCATAGTATAGATTTTTACCTAGATAATGATTTTCAGCAAGTTGTTCTAGCTAATAATGTAATATCTACAGACATATTAGATGTTATAACATTTGGTTCTGGAGAGAGCATTGAAGGTTACGGATTTATGCAGTTTAAGGATATGCTGAATAGATTCCATTATAAACGACTTAACAAATCAAAGACAACTCGTTTAACACAAGATTTACGACAGAATGATTTAACAATTGAAGTATTTGACGGTTCTGTCTTAGATATTCCTGATGTAGGTTTAAATATTCCAGGTATAATTGAAATTAACGGTGAAAGAATAGAATATTTTCAAAAGGTAGGCAATAGTTTATCTAAATTAAGAAGGGGGACCTTAGGCACAGGTGCTCCTACGATTCACAGGGCAGATTCCTTAGTGATTAATTTAGGTAGTTCAGAAACCGTTCCTTATCAAGATGTTCAAAAAATTGAACGTGTTATAGGCGAACCTACAAGTTCTATTTCTGTAAGTTTTGACCCTACTGTTGAATCTAAAGAGTTCACAACTCAGACTGATAATGATGGCGTAGAAGTTTTTGTTGGCGGTTTAAGATTACGGAAATCTAGCTATGATATGTTTGATTATTCAAACGGATATCCTTACAGCCCAGAAGGCGATGACGTAAATATTTCCTCAGAGTTTACTGTATCTGGTAATAATATCAGCTTATCTAGCAACGTGCCTGAGAATGTAGAAGTGTTAGTAGTTAAGAAAACCGGTGCTATCTGGGAAGATTCTGTAGACACAGCATTACAAGATTCTAGCACGGTTCAAGCTAAATTTATAGTTCAAGTTGCAACATTTTACCCAGAATATCCCAAATAATAAATATTAGAGCGAGAATTAACTATGAACGGAAAAGATTTGACAGGATTACACATAGAAGGGCATATCAAGATATTTGACCCTGAATCTGGTGATATTTTTATTAATAAACGTAATGCTATTCATTATGAAAATATGAGTATCGCTCTTGCAGAAAGCCTTGCTAATGCCGGACAAGGATTCATATACAAATTGGCATTTGGCAATGGTGGAACCACTGTCAATGATACTGGAATTATTACATACTTGACACCAAACAGCACAGGAACTAATGCTAGTTTATACAATAAAACTTATGCTAAAGTGGTCGATGACAGGGCTGTAGTTAATAATGATCCTATTAGAAATAAGATAGAAACAAGACACACAACAGGAAAAAACTATACAGATGTATTTGTTACCTGTTTGTTAGATTATGGTGAGCCATCGGATCAAGAAGCATTTGATAATACTTCGAATAACAATGGAACCTATGTGTTTGACGAGCTAGGATTAGAATCTTACGATCCAGACGGCGATGGTAGATTATTAACACACGTTATATTTCATCCCGTACAAAAGAGTCTAAATCGTTTAATTCAAATAGATTATACAGTAAGAATTCAAAGTCTTACAGGGTTAAGCGAGGTATAAGATGCCATATACTATTCCGTTTACTAACCCGCAAAACCCAAGAGGTAGCTCGTTAACTATTCCTGATGGATATTTTAATGATAGCACAAGTCTTAAACTATTAGGTAAAAATTATCCAGGTTATGGTTCAGCGATTGCAGAAAATTTTCTACATCTGTTAGAAAACTTTGCTAGCCCTACACAGCCGCCAACTGGAAAATCTATTGTCGGACAGATGTGGTATGATACTGCCAATAATCAAACAAAAGTTTTTGACGGACAAAATTATGTTCCTGCTGGTAATGTTATAAAATCTTACACTGCGCCAATTAATAAAAATATAGGTGATCTATGGGTTGATTTGACCAACAAACAGTTGTATTTTTGGTCAGGTGCTACATGGATTTTAGTTGGACCTCAGTTTAGCGAAGGGCTTAATAGTGGTCCTGTGATTGAACAAGTAATTGATACATTAAATGTTTCGAGAACTATTATAAGATTAGTAGTAAGCGGAGAAACAGTTTTAATTTTAAGTAAAGATAAATTTATACCAAAGCTTACGATTGAAGGATTTTCAGAAATAAATCCAGGTGCTAATATAAGCTCTAAGACATTTGTTGCAAGCACCGCAAATAAATTATGGGGAACTGCTGAAAAAGCTAATGCTTTGGTAGTAGGATCAGTTACAGTTGACAGCAGCAAATTTTTAAGGTCCGATCAGGCAAGTTACACTGATTTTGGACTATCAATCAGGAATGATGCAGGACTAACCTTAGGAAGTAATAATAGTGCTTCGATCACTGCAACAAACACCGGAGCTTTAGTTGTATATAATAACACCGATGGATCAAGCATAACTTTTAAAACATTAACTAGTCCAAACGTCAATGATGTATTAACTTTAAAAGGTAGCAGCGTAGGAGTTAACAATCCTGCTCCATTAGCATCCTTAGACGTAGTAGGAACAGTTAAAGTAACAGATACATTGACTTTGGTATCAGACAGTGACATTGCATCTAACACAAGCACTACAAACTTAACTGGTAGTTTTAAAACTTCAGGTGGTGTAAGTATTGCTAAAAAACTATTTGTAGGATCAGATACAACTATAAACGGAACTGCTACTGTTAAAACAATAGTTCCTACTACTACTTCTACTTTTAATCTAGGTGATACAAACAAATCTTTTAATAGAGTCTATGCAGATGTTGTTGGAAATCAAGCAGGAACTACCCAGTTTATAGGCAATTTTACAGGTGTTTATACAGGAAGCATAAGCGGTTCGGCTACTCAATTAGCTAGTCCTACAAGTTTTAGTATAGCTGGAGATGTGACCACATCTAGTCCGGTCGTGTTCGATGGAGCAACAGGAGGCACTACAAAGGTTTTTACTGTAGAAATTGATCCTGAATTTATCTATAACAAGTCAGAGATTACCGGTGTTACTCAGCAACCTGACGATTTATTTTTAGTCTACCAATCAAACACACTAAAGAAAACTACTAGAACACAATTATTTTCAAAAGTAGCAACTGTTCCTATAGGAGGAATTATGCCTTTTGCTGGAGCAACAGCTCCAAATGGATATCTATTATGTGATGGTGCAGAAATATTGCGTTCAGAGTATCCTGAATTATATTCTATAATAGGTAATACTTACGTGAATGGTCCGCTTCAGGGTGCAGGAACATTCAAGCTACCTGATCTTAGAGGACGATTTGCCTTAGGTAGAGATACTATGAATAATGGTATTGAAGTGCCCGAATCTTCTACACAAGTATCAAATTTAAGTGGAGTTATATCTTCTACAGCAACCACTACAACTATAACTGGAATGAATACTACCGTGGGACTAGTTGTAGGAATGACGTTACAAAAGGTTTCTGGATCTGGCGCTTTTGGTGGCACAGCAATTATTAACAGTATAAATTCTTCAACACAGATTACGATTACTACGTCTTCTGCAAATACAGTTGGGAGTATAAATTTTATTGCTATTGCAGTGTCGTCCTATATTGCTACCGTTGGAACATCTGCTAACAGAATAACTTCTGCTACAGGTGATTCTATTGGAGGAGAAGGAGGTTCCGAGTCTACCACAATAGCAGCTTCTAATTTGCCAGAGCATTCACATGATTTACAAAGCCCAAACAATACTCAATTTGCCGCAGTTATAAATCCTTCTACAACTGTTTCAAGTGGACAAAGCGGTGTGTTATATAGTCAATCTGTGCCACCTTTTTCATCAACTGGTGCATTGTTGACAGACACTGGAGGAGTAAATTCAGTTACGTTGGGACAGCCATTTAATGTTTTAAATCCTTACTTAACAATAAACTATATTATTTTTACTGGACGTTTTAGCTAATGACTTATAAAATAAACAAAACAGATGGGTCTCTGTTAACAGAGATAATTGACAGCACTATAGATCAAGTAGCTAGCGATTTAACTTTAATTGGAAAAAATACTTCTAATTTTGGTGAATTCTTAAATGAAAACTTTGTTCACCTTTTAGAAAATTTTGCCTCTACAAGTTCTCCTAACAGGCCAATTACAGGGCAATTATGGTTTGACACTAATGAATTGAGGCTAAAAGTCTATAATGGACAGCAATGGAAACAAAGTAGCGGACCTATTGTATCAGGAACTGCTCCATTAACTGCTAATTTAACTCAGGGAGACTTTTGGATCGACAGTGCTGAAAATCAACTTTATTTTTATGATGGGCAAGAAGGATTAAAATTAGCTGGCCCTATCTATAAGCAGAGCCAGGGTGTTAGTGGATTTGAAGTTAAAACAATAAGAGACACTGATAATTTAGAACGTGTTATATTAGTTCTATGGTTAGGTGGAGCAGTTCTTGGTATATTCAGTAAGAACACCGTGAATTTTTCTATTCCTTCAGGTATTTTTAGTTCAGGAGTAGTTAATAATCCTATCAAGCCCGGTTTTAATATTTGTAACATACCCACTACAGGAACTAACAGCTTAAAATTTAATGTTACTGCTTCTAACGCAGATACAGTTAATCTCGCTAATGGAACAGCAGTAAGCGCTCAAGTTTTCTTAAGGAATGATATAGATAATTCTGCTGTAGGCCCGATTAGAATAGCTAATGAGACTCCTCTTTATCTAGGTCTAGCAGGGCAGGTCAAGATTAATGTAACTAATAATGGATTTATTATTGCAGATAATGGTGCTGTTAACAAGCGTGTGGGCATTTTTAATGATAATCCTCAGTATAGTTTAGATATCACAGGAAGTCTTCGTGCTAGTTCTAAAATAAAACTACCAGTTTATACTACTCTAGATAGAGATGCAAGGACAGATCAGGAAAATGGTGAGCTTATATACAATAGCACGTTAAACAAGATACAAGCTTATGCTAACGGTGCCTGGGTAGATTTGCATTAATAATAAATATATAGAATAAGGGGTTTAAGTAATGCCATACAGCATTGATAGATATAATGGAGTTCAGCTAACAGTAGTTGAAGATGGTACCATTGACAGTACTCTTGATATAAAGCTCATAGGAAAAAATTATGCTGGATATGGTGAAGTTCAGAATGAGAATTTTGTCCACCTTTTAGAAAATTTTTCAAGCCCAGAAGGTCCGTCTCGTCCTGTAAGTGGACAATTATGGTATAATAGTTCTACTAAAAGGCTGTCATATTATAGTGGAACAGATTGGAAAACAGCTAGCGGAGCCTTTGCTAAGTCCACACCTCCTACTGGACTCACTACAGGTGATTTATGGTTGAAAACATCAACAAATCAATTGTATGTCCACAATGGAGTTGATTATACTCTAGTAGGTCCTGATGTTGCTGAAGGGTTCGGGATTACTCAATTTCGTAGTCGAACAGTTTTAGATACTACAGGCGGCACTCATGCGGTAATAGAATGTATTATTAATGATGAAACAGTATACATTATTAGCAAGTCTGAATTCACTATTGCTTCAGGGCAGATACTAAGTGGTGGGTTCGTTAAAATAAAAGAAGGATTAACTTTAGCCTATACCACTGAGACAAATACTAGTTCAGCGACATATGGTGTTACTGATGTAAATTTATCCGACTCTGAGCCTAAGTTCAGTTTTTGGGGAACAGCGAGCAATAGTTTAAGACTAAATGGAAAGAAAGACATTGATTTTGTAAGTGCTATAAACACTGTATTTCCTAATTTAGTTAGGTTTTATGATCCAGGATTTACTGTTGGAAATGATAATGATTTAGAAGTTTTTATTAGCAATGGAACTGTTCCTGTAATACGTAATGCAGTAAGCTCATTAATTAGATTTCAAACATATTCTGGAGGGAATCGTTTTCCATTAGAAATTGACGGACAAAATCTTTTACCTGGTTATGATCCTTCGGGAAGTGCAACTACAGGTGTAAACAATATAGGGTCAAGCACAAGAAAATTTAATATTGTTTATGGTAACTCGTTTAGTGGAAATGCAGAAGGAGCAAATACTTTACTAGTTAACTCGGATTATCGAGCTGCTGCTACAACTGCTACAGCAAATACTATTGTGGCAAGAAATGCCGACGGCGATGTTTATGCAGGTGTGTTTAATGGAACTGCTACCAGTGCTAGATACGCTGACTTAGCAGAAAAATACCTTGCAGATCAAGATTATGAGGTAGGAACAGTAGTTTCAGTAGGCGGAGAAAAAGAAATAACTGCTAGTCGAATTGGTGACAGAGCAATTGGTGTAGTCAGTTCGCATCCGGCATATATAATGAACAGTGGTTTAGAAGGAGGAACCTTAGTAGCATTGAAAGGTCGTGTTCCAGTAAAAGTTATGGGCACAGTTAAGAAAGGTGATAGGCTAAGAGCCTCTAACGACGGAGTTGCTATATCAGGCTTGGTGAATAATGCAGAAACATTTGCTATAGCTTTAGAAAGTTCCGATGACCATTCTTTAAAATTGATCGAAGCAGTAATACTCTAAGGAAAAGAAATGGCATTTGGTGTAGGTCAACTAGTAGAAGATGTAGATTATACAACAGTATATAATAAAATTTCTTCTGTTTATGGACGAAATGACGGCGGTTATGGGCAGTTGATGAATTCTAATCCTGTAGCTGATGGGTTATTAATTTATGCTTCACATTGGGATGATTTACGAACATATGTAGTTAATGCTAGAATACATCAAGCCGGAAGCGCAAGTTTAACAGATGTGGGTAACACTACAATTATTTCATATAGCCACCTAAGCAGCTACAATTTGATGGCAGATGATTGTGTATCTGCAAAATATACAGTGGCTAGCGGACAGTTTACACCAGATGAAGCTAAAGCTTCAAACACATATACTTCTAGTTGGGGGCAACAGAGTCTAAGTAACCACGTTCTTACTGCTACATGCACTGTAAGCGGGGGAGATATGAACGGAGATGGTGCAAGACGAGGTCTTCGTTACTTCTTCAATGCAGGTGGAAAAATTAAAATTAATTTAGAATTAAGTGGATACAGTGCTGCTACAGATCCTGCTATGATTGGACAAGGAAAAGGCGATCGTTGGGCAGAAGCGTTTTCTTCAGCCGGAACAATTGTTATGGATTATACTCAAACTTCTGCTAGTTCAGGAACTGGAAGTGGTATTGGCGGCCTGGATCTTACAACTTCGGATCAACAAATTTATACTAAATCAGCTACTGGTGTAGTTTATTCAGAAAATTATTTTAGGGTATGGGCAAGATTTAGTGATGTTTCGGAAACTGCTATTATTTTTACTATAAAATGTTATGATTTGGATACAGGAGATCAAAGACCGGGAGTTCCTCCATTAGGTCCAGGAGTCGACGAAGCTGTTGATGGTAACTTATCTGTATCTTTTAAACAAGACAGACCTTCAGGTAGTTATGTAACAGTGGCTTCACCCGTATATGGTGCTGTTGGTTTTAGTGTTGGAACATCATAAGTTGGCAAATGGCTATAACAAAAGGGTCAGTTCAAGAAGATACAGACTTCACTTCAGTTTATAATAAAATTGATGGAGTCTATGGGAGAAATGATGATGGGTATGGACAGACATTAGCAGCTAATCCTGCTGCCAGCGGCAGTGGTAAGGTTATTACAGCAGCAGATTATGTGAGTCTTAGAACATATGTAAACAATTCTCGGTATCATCAAACAGGTGCAGATACTACTGCACTTGCCGTGAGTGGACAGGTGTCTGCTCAAACCTTATTAGGCACCTTAGATACAGAATCGGATAATGCAATCACTAATAGATATACTATAGCCTCTGGGCAGTTTACTCCAGATGAAGCTAAGGCATCAGGAACAAGGACTGCATCTTGGGGGCAGCAAAGTGCAAGTAACCACGTTCTTACTGCTACATGCACCGTAAGTGGTTTTGATATGAACGGGGATGGAAAAAGAAGAGGACTTCGTTACTTTTTCAATGCCGGCGGTAAGTTAAAAATACGTTTAAGTTTAGCAACGTTTACAGGATCGAAAAGTCAAATTTGGTCTGACCTGTTTACTAATGCAGGCACAATTAGTATGAATTACACTCAAACTACTTGCACAGGAACAGGAACTACAAGCTCAATAGGCGGACTCGATCTTACCACAACTAATCAGCAAATTTTTCGAAAAGATGTTGGAAGTGGTGTTTATTCAGAAAATTATTTCACTATAAATGCTAGATTTACTGATGCTAACCAAACAGATATAATTTTTACAGTCAAATGTTTTGATTTAGACACTGGCGATGATACAACACCATTAGATCCTTATCCAAATGCTGTTGACGAAGAAGTGAACGGAACTTTAACTTTTAGTTTTAGTCAAGACCGTCCTTCGGGCAGTTATGTAACAATAAATTCACCGACTTATAGTGCTGTTACAGTTACCGCTGGAACGTCATAAATATTTCTCTTGACTTTTGCTTCGCATAATTATATTATACAGTAATATAATTACGGAGTTTTCATGGATCCTAAAGTTAAAAAGGCATTCGAAATGGCCAGTTTGATGGCCACATTTAATAATCAAAAGCGTATTTTAGATGAAGAATTTTCTCAATCGTTGATCTATTACTATAACGGGGGATCATTTGCTGCTACTGAGCAACGTCTGTCTTTTGTAAATGTTTTAAAATCCAATAATATTGAATCTTATGTTTTAGTAGATGATAATAATACACCGGTTCTAATAGAAAATATAAATGATTTTTTTGACAGTTTAATGAGTCATTATAAAGAAGCGACAAATTTATTTTTCTATGGTTATAAAAAGATTACATCTAATAAAAAAATAGAAAGCATGTTAGATGACTAAAGGTGTTTTGTTATTTGCCCAAAATGGCGAGTTTAAATATACTGATTTAGCAGAAATTGCAGCTAAAAAAGTAGCGGATTTTTTAAATCTTCCTGTTTCTATAGTTGTTAATGAGTATTATGAAAACGATAAAGGATTATTCGATCAAATTATCAATGTTTCTGATGAAAAAATACAATACAGAATGCTTAAAGACGGGGAAGATAATTTTACAAAAGTAAAATGGCTTAATTTTACTAGAGCAGATGCCTATGATTTGAGCCCTTATGATGAAACACTAGTAATAGATGTTGATTATATTTTAAATAGCAATTGGTTAAATTGTTGTTTTGAATCAGATAAAGATTTTTTGATATTTAATGAACATTTTGATTTATCTTCAAAACGTAACTTAACTGAGTTTGACTATATAAATCCTTTCTCTATTAAATTTTATTGGGCAACTGTTTTTTATTTCAAGAAAACTCAAACAACACAGATGTTTTTTACCTTAATTAAGTATATTCGAGACAATTGGTTTTACTACTGTTATTTGTATCAAATTAAAGAGATGAAATACAGGAATGATTTTGCTTTTAGTATTGCTATACATTTGTTTTTCCAGCATAGAGTTTCAAAACATTTTGGTTTTATTCCAGGTAAGAAATTTTTTACAATTGATACTGACTTTTTAATTAAAGATAGTGGACAGAGATTTACTTTTTTAGTAGCAAATAACAATGATTCTGCATTACAACCGGTTTCAGTCAAGAATACTGATGTCCATGTTATGAATAAGTTTAGTGTTTTGAGGTGTTATAGTGAGTAAAGGACATTTGATATTTGCACAGAATTCCGATATAGATTATATCCGACAAGCTTATGCCTTGGCCTTAAGTATTAAGAAGTTCAATAAAATCAATGAAGTTTGCCTAATAACCAACGATGCTGTTCCTGTAGATTATATTAATGTATTTGATCATATTGTTAAATTTCCATGGGGAGATATGGCAGAAAAGTCGGAATGGAAAATTGAAAACAGATGGAAAATGGTCTATGTAAGTCCGTTTAAAGAAAATTTAGTTTATGATTCTGATATGTTATTGTTAGATAGCAATGATCATTTATGGTATTACCTAGAAAAAGAAGATTTACAATTAACTAATAGAGTCTATGACTATAAAGGAAATCTAGTTACATGCCAAAATAATCCTTATAGGAAAGTTTTTGCTGCAAATTTATTACCTGATGTTTATTGCGGATTATTTTATTTTAAAAAAAATAAAAATACGTTTGAGTTTTTTAAATGGCTAGAAGTAATAATGAAAAATTATAAAGACTTCTACGAACTATATACACCTAAGAATACACAAAAATTTTGTAGCATGGATGTATCGTCATCGATAGTTTCACAAATGCTAGGTTTAACTAATAATCAAATATTATCTTTTACTCATATGAAACCAGGTATTCAGTCATGGGGTATTAACAATTTAGAGACTTGGCAACCATATGTATTGCCCTACTTAAATGACGATTTAGAATTGATAGTGGGTAATTTTAAGCAAACTGGGTTATTTCATTACGTAGAAGATAGTTTTTTAACTAGCGATATAGTTAAAAAGTTAGAGAAAGCAAATGGCATATAGAATTATTGAATTACCACCATTAACTTTACGCCCTAATAATTTTTATCTCTATTATAATGAGCAAGGTGATATTTTATCATTGACCAATGAAAAGTTATCAGAAGGAAACTATATTGAAGTTTCTGAAAAATTTGTAGTTGATTTTGTTGAAAGTAAGAAAGAGATTAAGAATTTTAAAGTTAAAATATCTGACAGAATACAACTTGAGCAAAAGTCTGTAACTGTTAAAAACTTTTACGACCTGTGTGTAATTAATAAAGTTTCTAACAGTGATTCGGTAAATTTATTAATCACGGTGTCAAAAGGATCACTAACTTTTAAGTTGAATAACTTTGAATCTAGTTTCATAGTTAATGATAAGAGAATTTATAAATTTTTTGTAACAGATAGTTCTAATCTGAACATATTAAAAAAGTCTATAGAATTAACTTTAGATAATCTTAAATCTGGAAAAAAGGTAAAGTATAATTTTGATAAAAATACTGATGTTATAGTTACTGTTAAAGAATTTGATAGCTATGGAATAATATATGACACAAAGAATTAAGCTAGTAGATTGTGATTTGATTTTTTTAAGTTACGACGAACCAAATAAAGAACGTAACTATGCTGATTTAAAAAAGAAGTTTCCTTGGGCTAAACGTGTCGACGGTGTAAAAGGTAGTGACAGCGCACACAAAGCCTGTGCTAGATTAGCTGAAACAGAACGTGTTACGATTATTGATGGCGATAATATTGTTAATTCGGCACTCATGGATCAAGTTATAGAATTTCATGATCATGCAGAATTATCAAATTGTGTTCTATCTTTTCCTGCTTGTAATGTTATCAATGGTTTAATATACGGAAATGGCAGTATCAAAAATTGGCCTACACAATTAGTTTTAGATATGAGGACGCACGAAAATGCAGAGGCAGAAAATGAAAAAACTCAAGTTGACTTTTGTTGGGAAATAAAATACCTACAGATGAAGCAATGGATGAGTTGGGTTCATAATAACGCCAGCTCTAGACAAGCTTGGAGGGCTGGTTTTAGAGAAGGTGTTAAAATGTGTCTAATGGAAGGGATTAAACCAACATTAGATAAACCATTTGATAAGCAGGTGCACTGGAAAAACTATCATAGATTAGTTACTTGGATGAATGTAGGCAGTGATGTTGAAAATGGGTTATGGGCAATTTACGGTGCAAGATTAGGTTGCTATATGACCATGCTCACTGATTGGGATTATTTAAATGTTAGAACATTTGATACACTTAATGAAATTTTTGAAAATGTTAGTAACGAAACAAATTTTAGTCTCGAAGGTGAAATAAAAAGACTAGGGGAAATGTTAAAACAAAAGCTTGGTATACTAACAGGCCCAGGAATAATGGACTCGGACCAAAGTAAATTTTTTAAGGCATTATATACTAATCCTCCTAGAATGTCTAATGATTGGGTTGTAGAAAATGTTTGATATTGTGTTCATAAGTTATCAAGAAATTAACGCAGATGAAAATTGGAATGATTTAAAAAATAGATTTCCTACTGCTATAAGAGTTCATGGAGTGAAAGGCATACATCAAGCACACATACAAGCAGCAAAGTTATGCCATACTGATATGTTTTGGGTAGTAGACGGTGATGCCAAAATTCTTGAGGAATTTAATTTTGATTATAGAACTTTTATACGAGATACAGTATATGTATGGCGTAGTCAAAATCCTGTAAATGATTTAGTTTATGGAAATGGTGGAGTGAAGTTACTGCCAAGATCAATGACAATAAACATGGATTTGTCTAAACCCGATATGACTACAAGCATAAGTCAAAAGTTTAAACCAATTTTTGAAGTTAGTAATATTACATCATTTAATACTGATCCGTTTAATACGTGGAAAAGTTCTTTTAGAGAATGCTGTAAATTAGCAAGTAAAGTAATAGATAGACAAAAGAACGACGAAACTAATGAGAGGCTAAATGCATGGTGCAATTTAGGAAAAGATCGTTTGCATGGAGAGTATTGTATAAATGGTGCATTAGAAGGTAAAAAATACGGATTAAAGAATAGAAATAATATTGATAATCTAAAGAAAATTAATGATTTTGAATGGTTAAAAAAAATGTTTGAGGAAACATATGGCTGAAAGCACAACAAGTTCTGAATTCTTCTTAGGTATAGAAGAGTATTTGAGATTTTTAAAATTTGACAGATTGGCCGAGAACATACATTCTCTTAGCAGAACAATTGATTCTGAAAATGCCAAAGAATCTGTAACTGTATCTTTCCTTCAAGATTTCACTACTGAATTAGCAGAGAATAATGTTAATTTAGCTGACTTAACTCATGGTTCCATACGAGCAGAAACGCAAGATCAGCTAAGAACAGTATTGCTACATTATCTAGCAAAAACATCAGTAAAGAATCAAAATTTAACAACTTTAATTTTTGCATTGTTGAAGGCTGACGATATTAACCAGTTTAAATCCAAAGTGTTAAAGTTTTGTAGCGACGAGACAGAAGGCAGTTCTTACTTTAAAGATTTGATTTTTCATTTTTCAAAATTGGTTAAAATAAATGAAAATGCTTTTAAGTTTGTTTTACAGTTTATTGGACATGAAGGAATTATTAGTCAAGAACAAAAAGACCTTATATTTTCACAACTTAAAGGCAATGATAAAGAAAGCTTCTTTAAATCACTGCTACAGTATATTGGAAAAAGTGAAAAAATCACTCAAGAACAAAAAGACCTAATATTTGCACAAGTAAAGTCAGATGGATCTTTTCAAGTATACAAGACATTATTGCATTATGTAGGTAGTAGTGAAAAGATTACACAGGAACAAAAAGATCTAATATTTTCTGTCATTAAAATAGAAAAGGATTTTTATTCATTTATATTAGAATTTATAGGTAAGTCTGAAAAAAATGCGGACTTATCTTGGTTCGCTTTTGCAATTAAAAAGTGTAAAGATTTTAGTTCTGTGTATCAAATAATGTTGCAAATGATTTTAAAGGTAGAGCAAGATTTAACGACAGAGGTAAAAGATTTAATACATGGATGTTTAAAAGAAAACAGATTAATCAGTATTAGAGCTTTATTGCTTTATTTAGGAAAAGTTACTAAAGAAGATCACGATTCTATGGCTAGTTTGTCTATGGCACTTCATAGGGCTGTAGAAGCTAATGATTTCGAAAAAGAAGTTATAAGTTCAAATCTTGCCATGCTTGATAGGAAGTTTTTAAGTGATAAAATTTTTAGAGGAATAAATGTATATATAAAAAGCAATTATGATCAAAGTTTTATAAATGATGCGTTTAGTAGAAGTCAAATAAAAAGTAAGATTTGGTTAGTCGAAGAACTAACAAAAATAAATTCTCATTTTGCAAATGTTCTTGTATTAGCAGGATGGTTCGGGCAAATTAAATCAATTTATAATAACTTATTAACTTACAATAAAATGCGTATAGTGGATATTGATCGTTTTTCTTGTAATGTAAGTGACTATATTTTTAATTTAAGTAACTTAGAAGAGTATAAGGTCAAGAGTGTCTGTGCAGATATTAATAGCTTAACTTTACATAAAAATGGTTATGAGTTAAATATTGAAAATTTTAAAGAAGGAACAGCATATCTCGAAAAATTTTTACCTGACTTAATTATTAATACAAGTGCAGAGCATATGACTGAAGAATGGTTTAATCAGATTAGGTTTAAGGAATTAGAATCGAACCCAATTGTTGCTATGCAAAGTAATAATCTGTTTGATATTGAAGAACATGTAAACTGTGTGTATAGTATTGATCATTTAAAGAAAAAATTTCCTATGAAAGAAATTTTATTTGAGGGCGAGCTTCAGCTTAAAGGATATAAGCGTGTAATGCTTATTGGTAGACCATGATTGACATTGATAAATTAGAATTAAGAGATTTGCAAAAAGAAGCAGCCCGTGCATTATCTACAATAGAAGCAACGAATAATAATATCTATAAATTTAATTCACAAGCCTATCATAATAGTCAAAATTGGTATAAGGTTGTTATAAAAGATTATATAGAAAAATACGGAGACTTACCAAGTAAGGTTGGCCCAGGAAAAGATATTAAGTTAGTAATGGAATAATGTTATACAAATACAATGAAATCAAGACGGTTCATTTAGAAATTACAGATAAATGTAACGCTGCCTGTCCAATGTGTGCTCGTAATATAAATGGGGGAGAAGATAATCCTCAGCTTCCTCAAACAGAGCTGTCAATCACAGATGTGAAAAGAATTTTTTCTATAGATTTTATTAAACAACTGGATAGATTGTATATGTGCGGCAATTACGGAGATCCAATAGCTGCCAAAGATACATTAGAAGTATTTTCATATTTTAGAGAAAACAATAGTCAGATTAATCTAAGTATGCATACAAATGGCAGTGCCAAAAAACCTGAATGGTGGGCTAATTTAGCACGAGTTATAGGTAGAAAAGGATACGTTATTTTCAGTGTAGATGGTTTAGAAGATACAAATCATCTGTATAGGCAAAATACTATATGGCCAAAGATAATGGAAAATGCTCAAGCTTTTATTGATGCAGGAGGCAGAGCTCGTTGGGATTATATAGTATTTGCCCATAATGAACACCAAGTTGAAGCAGCAGAAGCTTTAAGTAAGAAAATGGGTTTTGAGAAATTCCAGTATAAAAAAAGTGCTCGATTTTTTAGTAATGTAAGCGGTGTTACTAAAGAAATGCATCAGGCAGGAAATCGTAAAGGTGTTGCTACTGCTCTTTTATCTGCGCCTAAAAATCCAAAATACCGTAATAGCGTATTAGATGAAATAAGCAAATTTGCCAAAGGTGAAGAATCTGTAAAAATTATTCCTAGCAAAGCAAAAGATATTGAAATGTATCCGCAGTTTTTTCACAAAGATCCTGCAAAGAAAAAACCAATTGAAAAAGTTTGGGATGAAGCTACAATTAAGTGTAAAGTCGCAGAGGAAAAAAGTCTATATATTAGTGCAGAAGGCATAGTTCAACCTTGTTGTTGGACAGCAGGTCAGATGTATGTTTGGTATCATACCCCGAGGTCCACTCAAATTTGGAATTTAATTGACCAAGCAGGAAAAGAAAACCTTAATGCTATAAACGTTGACCTAGAAACTATTGTAAATGGTTTGTTTTTTCAAAAATATATTCCAGAAAGTTGGGATAAACCAAGTTGTGCAGATGGAAAATTATCTATTTGTGCCAAGACTTGTGGGGCTAAATATGATGCTTTTACGGAACAATTTAAATGACAACTAACTACCCTTCTAAAACCTTTTGTATACTTCCTTGGATTCATTTATCTACTAGGCCAGATGGTAGTATGAGGGTATGTTGCACTGCTAATGCAAGCAGTGTAGGACCCACTAATGATAAAAGCCATGGGGGTATGATAGGTGTTTTAAAAGATGAAGAAGGACGTCCTAGTAATCTTAATGTAGCAGACTTTTTAAGCAGCTGGAACAGCACCTACATGAAGAATGTAAGATTGCAAATGATAAATGGTGAAGAGCCTCCTAGTTGTAAGAAATGTTTTGTTGAAGAACGTGCAGGTCATAATAGCAAACGACAATGGGAAACAAAGTATTGGAGTGAAAGGGTCAGTGTAGATCAGTTAATGGCTGATACTGCGCCAGATGGTAGTATTCCTCCTAAAGTTAGCTATATTGATTTACGTTTTGGAACCAAATGTCAATTAGCCTGTGTAATGTGCAGTCCTCATGATAGCAGTGGATGGATCAAAGAATGGCAGGCAGTATATCCTCAATTGGAAAATAAGAGTTTAAGAGAAACTTGGCAATGGAATAATAAAGGCAGTATAAACGGCAGTAGTTATAATTGGCATAAAAATAATCCAGTTTTTTGGCAGCAGTTTTATGAACAAATTCCTCATATGCAGCAACTATATTTCGCTGGCGGAGAGAGCTTGATAATTGAAGAGCATTATGCTATACTAGAAGAAGTAATTAGACAAGGTCATGCTTCTAAATTAGAAATTCGTTATAATAGTAACGGTGTAGAATGGCGAGATGACTTGTTTGATCTGTGGAAGCATTTTAAAATTGTTAGGTTTCATTATAGTGTTGATAGTATAGGAGAAATGAATGAATACATTCGTTATCCTAGTAAATGGAGTAGGACTGAGGAAGTTTTTCATATATTAGATAGAGAGACTTCTGATAATGTTGAAGTTACTATTGCTTGTGCAGTTCAAGCACTAAACATTTATTATTTGCCAGACTTTCTTAAATGGAAACTAACTCAAGGATTTAAGAAAGTCAACATGTTTCCCTTTGGTGCAGGTGGTATAAATTATCATTTTGTTTATCATCCACCTCATTTAAATGTTAAAGTTTTGCCTAAGTGGTTTAAAGCAGAATGTCGTCGTAAGTTTGAAGAATTTTATCCATGGTGGGAAGCTAATTGGGAACTAGGCGTTCCGGAATGGCACAAGGGAAAAATTACCAAGGAAAAGTGGTTAAAAGCAGGGTATGGATTAGATAGGTTGGAGGGTATGTTAAAGTTTATGGAAAGTGAAGACTGGAGTATGCGGTTACCAGAAATGAAAGAATATTTAGAAAAATTGGATCAGCATAGAAGTATAAGTTTTTATAATACTTTTCCTGAAATGAAGGATATTTTTAATGGAAGCTAAACAACCAATAAAGTGTTATTTTACACTGCATGGTATTAATTACAAAAATGGCTTTGCCACAAGTTGCCCTCAAAATCCTGATCAGTTGTTTCGAATAGAAAAAGCTATTAAGCCAAGCGAAATTTTTAATTCAGAAGGATTTAGAAATCATCGTTTAGAGATGATGAGCGGTAAATGGAGTAGTGGTTGTCATCTGTGTAAAGAGCCTGAAAGTATTGGTAGCACTTCAATGAGACAAGATTACGAGCCTGATATGTCTCTTTATATAGGAGATCCCAGAGAAACAAATGGAACTTGGTCGTTGCCCGGAGAGTCATACCAAAGAGGATTAAAGCATGTAGAAATACGTTTTGGTAATAGTTGTAATATGGCTTGTAGGCATTGTAGCACTGTTTATTCTAGCGGATGGATTAGTAAATTAAAATTTTATCAGCCAGATGAAGAAGTTAAATTTTATGATTTAAAACAATTACTACGCACAGAACATCGATCTAGTGAAGATGATAAAGGTGAGCTAGAAATAAGTTTAGATCAAGTTAAAGAAATTGTTGACGATCTGTGTGAATATGCGATTGGTTTAGAAAAAGTAGAATTTGCCGGAGGCGAAGTTTTAAATCAAAAGCAATTTTTTTACTTTTTAAAGTTATTGGCAAGTCACCCTAATGCCGATAAGTTGTTCATAGGTTTTCATACAAATTTTAATGCAAATTTTAATCCAAAAGAATTATCTGAACTTTTAGAACCTTTTGCAATGACCATAATACATATTAGTGTTGATGCTGGAACTAATATCTATCCCTATTTTAGAACAGGTGATTGGGAAAAATTAAAAGATAATATAGACACATTTAGATCGGTTGCTTCTAATAAGAAAATGCACTTGACAGCAGTTATTACAACAAGTGCTTACCAAATGATGGATTTACCTAATATTTTTAATTCACTTTTACAACTTGATTTTGTGAGCATAGATGCTTCTATGGTTTATAGTCCAATATATTTAAATCCTGCCTTAATGAATGTCAATTTTAAAGATTATCTGATTCAAGATTTTCTTGAAGTCGAGGCTATTATAAATCAAGAACAAAGAAGACGAATACTTGCAAATGAACTTGGAAGATTATCTTATAACGGAGGTGTGTTTAGAGATATAGAAAAGGCTCGCACTGCTCTTAATGATATTAAGACTTACTCTTTAAATACCGATCTAGGAAAAGTGGCAAAGGATCGTAATTTAAAAAAGCCAGGGCTTAATGGCTGGGAAATAATTACAAATGAGCAAGTAGTAAAAAGTTTTGAAACATATGTTAGAAAAACAGATGAAATTTGGAAACAAAATTTTAATGATTATATGGTAAACTACAAGCTAATTAACGGAAAAATTGAAAGGGTAAAAAATGTTTGAAGTATCAAATTCTTTATATAAAGAGCTTTATAAATATTTTCCAGATGATGCCGATGATTTTATATTGCATAGAATTTGCGGATTAGATATTCCATTTAACCCTAAATGGAAGCAAATTGGTATTAATATTTCTGGTGGAGCAGATAGTTCTAGTTTGTGTTTATTACTTTGTAAAATTATTAAGGAAAATAATTATAAATGTAAAATTAATATCATTACATTTATACGGTGTTGGACTACTCGGCCATGGCAAGAACCAAAAGGAATTGAGGTCTATGAAAAACTTAAGTCTATGTTCCCGGATATTATTTCAAAAAGGTATACAAATTATATTCCTCCTGAATTAGAGTATGGTGTTATAGGGCCTATAATTAATGGCCGTAGCGGAGATCAAATCGAAGGATCTAGTTTTAATAGCTATATAGCTTATAAATTAAAACTCAGCGCTATCTTCAATGCAACTAGTATGAATCCTCAAGATGAACTTTGGGCTAACCGGATGAAAGAACGAGATAAAACTGCTGAACAAGGCAGACTAAAAGATATTATGTATCAAGATAAAGGAACATGGTTTATACACCCATATCGTTTTGTACAAAAAGACTGGATCGTTGCACAATATTTCATACATGGAGCAGAGGATTTATTCAATACTACAAGAGGTTGTGAAGGTGATATAAATGATGGTAACCATATAAATCCTGTAATACCGTCTTTAGAAGCATATACTCCGGGTATGGATGTTCCTGTTTGTGGAGCTTGTTTTTGGTGTTTAGAAAGAGATTGGGCAGTAGAGCAATTACCAAACACTATGAAAAAATTAAAACAATATTATGAGTGATACTTTTTGTCCTATTCCTTGGAATTTTCAAGCTATTAGGGCTAACGGTGATATAAGAGTCTGCTGTCAAGCTAACGTAACTAAAAATCAAGGAGTAATTCGTAAAGAGGATGGAACTGCCTATAATGCTGGGCATGATGTTTTAGTTGATTCACGTAACACACCTATGATGAAAACCATGCGCCTTAATATGTTAGAAGGTGTGTGGAATGAAGAATGTGGTCGTTGTCGAAGTGAGGAAGAAAATGGGCTTAACAGCCGTAGACAGTACGAACAGCGTAATTGGAAATTGACTATAGAAGATGCCAAGTCTAAAACAAAGTCAGATGGAAGTATTGATTTTAATGATTTTCCTATAGTTTATTATGATTTAAGATTTGGAAATTTTTGTAACTTAAAATGTCGTATGTGTGGTCCTACAGACAGCAGCGCATGGTATGATGATTGGATTGCTCTTACTGGAAGTAATAAGTTTAAAGATACATCTGGAACTATGGAGATCGTAGAAACTAAAAAAGGCTTACAAGTAGAAGCATTTAACTGGCCAGAGTATGAACCGTTCTGGGAACAATTAGAAGAAAATATACATAACATCGAGCATGTCTACTTCGCAGGAGGAGAACCTATGCTAATAGAAAGGCATTATGATTTTCTAGAACGTTGTGTAGAAAAAGGACATGCTGGGCATATAATTGTTGAATACAATACAAACATGAGCACACTACCTACTCGTGTTACTAATTTATGGAAACATTTCAAGCAGGTTAGAGTCGGAGCAAGTGTGGACGGATACGGAGCAATTATTGAATACCAGCGTAATCCAGCTAAATGGGAAAAAGTATTACGTAATTTGCAAGTTTTAGATAATCTGCCTAATAATATTTTTAGTTGGCTAGCCTTTACGGTAACTGCTTATAATGTTAATCATATGGTGGATTTTATGAAATGGAAACTATCAGAGAGTGGATTTAAAAGAATAAATCCAAGTGCAGCTAAACCTATTGTAACACACCATGTTGCACACCATCCTAAACACCTTAATGTAAGGGTTCTTCCTGATAAGCTAAAATTAGACATTACTAATAAATTTAATGATTTTTTAGTATGGGTCAAAGATAATAATTATGATAAGAATATTATCAAGCAAGCTGAGACTATAGTTAAAGGGGTTACAAACTATATGAATAGTGACAGCTATTACCAAGCTGAATGGGATCATTTTGTAAGATATACTAATGGATTAGACAAGCTTCGTAATGAAAAGTTAGTTGAGGTAGAACCTATTTTTAGAGAATATCTATGAGTTTTGATACAGTCGATTTACTTGATGGCAATCAGTTACAAATTACTTGGGATTTAGGTCGTAGGTGTAACTATGACTGTAGTTATTGTCCAAGTCATAGGCATGATAATTGGAGTCCTCATGCAGCACTTGATGATTTAAAAAAGAATGCCGAGTTCGTTTTTAAGTATATAAAATTATACATGCAATATAGATTTTATAAAAAAGCTAGTATTAATTTTACTGGAGGAGAGCCTACGGTTCATCCTAAATTTATTGAATTTTCTAAATATATTAGAGATTTATATAATAAAGAATATGCAAATCTTTATGAATGTAGCTTTACTGTTACTAGTAATGGAGCAATGAGTAAGAAAATTGCTGATGCTGTATTAGATAACTTTAATCATATTACTATAAGTTATCATGCTGAAGCAGATCAGCGTCTTAAAGACCAAGTAAGACGCCGTATGGTTCAATTCAGCAAAGAAGGACCAGAGCACGGAATGAATGTCAGTATTAATGTAATGTTTCATGCTGCTTATTTTGATGAATGTAAAGAATTGTGTTATTGGTTAGATGATCAAGGCATTAAATATGTTCCAAGAATCATAGGAGAAGAACCAGATAGTAAGAGCAATTTTGCTCATCAATACACTGACGAGCAATTACAATGGTTTAAAGATTATTGGAATAAAGATACAAAGAAGGTGAATGTATGAGCGAAAAAAAATTAGGAATGGCAATAGGACGTCCTTGTTGTGGTTCCCGTACCATGTGTTTAAGTGAGGGCGAAGAGTCGAGAAAAAGTAAATTTGTGGAATTCCGTGAATTTGAAGGATGGTATTGTAGCGTAAACTGGTTTTTTATGCATATAGAACAGCATAGCGACAGTGTTTACCATCATCAAACTTGTCAAGCAGATTTCGGAGGCAAAAGAGGGCCTATCGGAAAGTTAAGTGAGTCAGATAAAATTCTAGAAGAGCTTGAAGCAAGGTTAAAGTCAGAAACTATGCCTACAATTATTTGTCCAAAGAAGGTTTGTGGGTGTGGTTTATGTGCTCCTAAAAGTATATATAAAGATAATTACAAAAAGGTTTTGTCAAATCATATAGATATGAGTGTTTTTAATAATAGCCTAACAGAAGAATCTAAGCCTTCTAAGGATAGAGTAATATGGATGACTCAGTAAAAAAGAAATTAATAGTCTGCGGAGATAGTTGGAATGCTATTTCAACTATCCATACAGAAGAATGGGGAGGAACACATTGGAGTGAATTACTTGCAAAAGATTTAAACTTTGATTTATTATCTTTTGCTCAGCAAGGAGCTTCTAATAGAGCTATAGTGCTTCAAACTCTCGAAGCCATAAGTTATAAACCTGATCTTATAATTATCGGCGCTTGTTCAAGTAGTGACAGAGTAGAAATTATAGGGGACAAGTTCGACGATCGTAATTGTTCACATAAACTAGGTCTTAAAGACATGCTCTATCGTAAGATAAATCCTGTAACAGGAAATACCTACGATAAACCTGAGAACTTTATATGGTCTCTTCCTATTACCCACATAGAAGATGAAAAAATACAGGAAGTATATCTTAAAACATTCTCTAGCCGTTTTGCTTATCACGTAGATACTTGGTGTATTCAATATGCTTTAAGAAAGTTAGAAGTGTCAATGATTCCTTATATAATGTATCCGACTTTGATGGAAGGTGTTTGCTTTAAACATAGTGATTTTAATGATTTTTGTAGTTTTAAGAATATTCTTACTTCTTTCAATCACACGGTTGAATGGCAAAACATGGCTCCTATTGCCGTTGATCCAGGATATCACACAACTCCAGAGTATCAGCATGTAGTTAAAGATGCAATATTAGATTTTATTAAAGAAAATAATATTTTATGTTAGATAAAAAAATAATAGTCGCTGGAAATTCAAATTACGGCCTAGCTAAGGAAATTAAAAAACTATTCCCTTTAGCTTTTTTTTGTAGTCGTTCAACAGGCTACGATCTAACTTCTCAAGAAGGACATAAAAAGCTGGCTTTGGAAATACTCAATTACGATATTTTTATAAATTGTAGTGCGTTATGGAAGTTTAATCAGGTAGTTTTGTTGGATCAAGTTTACAAATATTGTGTAGAACAGAATCATATGTGTCATGTTATTTGCATTGGTTCTACTACTGATAGAGTGAAAAAAGGCGGTGCATGGCTATATAACGCTGAAAAGAAAGCATTAAGAGATTACACAAATACTCTAGGAATAAACGGTGTTTGGAGCCATGGACCAAAGGTCAGCTTAATAAGTTTTGGTAGTTTAAGTAATGTTCAAGAAAAGCATCCAGATAGAAAATGTATGCCAATCGAAAGAGCAGCTAGTTACATAGAGTGGATAATAAATCAGCCTAAAGACATTTGTATAAATGAAGTTAGTATCGATCCTATGCAAGGGAAATTTTGGTATGAATAAGCGTTTAATTGTTTGCGGAGATAGTTTTCATTCCATTTGTAGTAGAATGGTGGAAAAAAATGGAAATGAGATTAGCTTATTGGGAACACATTATAGTGAAATATTAGCAAATGGGATTGGATTTGATTTAATAAATCTTGCTGCTGCTGGTAGTAGTATATCTGTTGTAGCTTTGCAAATTTTAGAAGCTATTGATTTAGAAGCAGACTTGATTATTGTTGGACAGACATATGCAAATAGAATAATTTATCAACGAAGTCATGTTGAATTTGATCATTATACTGCTTCTTGGAATTTAGGACATATTTACTACCCCCATCGTATTCATCCTTATAAAGGTCTTGGTAAAGAATATACCGAGCATGTTGTAACAGTTCCAATTCATAATATTGAGTTAGACGACCTGCGAAATATTTTAGTAAAATATTATCCTTTTGAAATACAGTCTAAAATTGATATGATAGCGTTTACTCATGCAATCCGCGAGCTAGCTGACTCAAAAATTAAATTTTTACTATGGTGCCCAGATGTTCCAGTTACTCGAGTAAGAGAAAATGAATTTCATCCATTTTACAAATATTGTAGTAAAGAAAATCTTATAACAGTCGATCAATTCGATTTAGTTTCATACCAAAAGCCTGAAGCACCTCCATATCATACTTCGATGGAAGTTCAAGTTTTAGTTGCTGAATATTTAGAAAAAAGATTAAGAGAGCAATCTTATGTATAGACATCGCTGCCTGTTACCATTTCATCATATAGCTATTCGACCGAATAATCAAGTTTATCCTTGTTGTCAATTTAGACACGAGCACACTCCAAAGGATTTGCATCTTGATAATGAAGATGTTTTTAATCATTCATTTATGCAAGAATTAAGACAATATATGATTGAGGATAAGCCTCATCCTGGATGTGGAATGTGTTATGAACAAGAAAAGATTAGCAACGGAACACGCAGTATGAGGTTGGATTTTGTAAGAGATTTGGGATCAGAGATTCCTCCTGCCCCAATATTAACGCATGTTGACCTTGCATTAAGCAATGTTTGTAATAATCGTTGTAGAATGTGCAACCCAGAATTAAGCACTAATTGGTATAGTGATGCGAAGAAGCTTGGTGATGAGTTTTTTCCACCGATAAAGCTATCTGGAATTATTAATAGTAAACCTATATTAGAAAATTATGATTTAACAAAATTACGTTATCTGAAATTAATAGGCGGCGAACCATTAATGGAACAAGATAAGTTTATAAATTTACTTAAAAGATGCACATTAGATAAATTGAGGATTTTGCTTACGACAAATACAACAATAATACCTAATGAAGAACTACATGATCTGTTAAAGCAGTGTGAAGTTGTTTGGGTTAATCTTAGTGTAGATGCTTATGGGGATTTAAATAGCTTTTTAAGAAAAGGAAGCAAATGGGATAATGTAGTAAAAGTTATGAATTGGTTCTCGGAGCATTTTCCTAAAAAAGCAAAAATACATGGAATTATCAGCATCTATAATGTTAATAATTTTTATATTCTAGAAGATTTTGTCAAAACAACATTTAAAGGAAATTTATTTGTAGAATGGCAAATGGTAGATGGTCCAAATTGGATGCAGCCATCTAATCTACCAAAAAAGGTAAAGAATAAAATATTAAAAGATCTTACAGGAAAAACATCTTCTCATTGTTTAAGTATGATCAAAGCTGAATTTGATAAGGAAGGTGACATTGATTTATTTTTAGATAAAGATAAAAAAGTGAACGATGTAAGAAATGAAGATTGGAGAAATTTAAATACTGAACTATATAGTTTATTAAAAGATTAATATGAAAACAGCAGGGTTTTTATGGGGAGATTTGAGGACTTGGAACTATATTAAAAATAAATCTATGTTAGTCTATAAAGATTTATACGGGGATATTGATTGGTTTATGGCTGTGTGGGAATCTAATACAGATACAGAACAAAATATACGTAATTTTTTCAAAGAAAATAATTTAAATTTAAAATTTTTTGCTTTTTTAAAAAGGTCTGAAATTAGTGAACCTTTCCAAAAATACAGAGATAAAGGATTTGTGTCTACATATTATTCAACACTTAGTAGAGCTTATTTTGCATATTATTTATGTAAGTATAAAAAATTATATGAGATAAATCATGAGGTAGAATATGACAGGACTATCGTTACAAGGCCCGATCTTTTGCTATTTTATAATCAACAATCAATTAATTTTGAAATAGATAGATTAAATTTTGATAAAGACTTGCACTTTTATTTAAGTTTAAGAGGATCACCACATTATAATCCGTATTTTCATGGACATGGAGTAACAGATACTTTTTTTATATTCGGAAAATTTTCTATAGATCTATGGGGATTACATTATTTAGATTTTAACAATTATTATCAAAATATAAAAAATATGAGTGTTTGGCGAGGAGAAGCGCATACTGATGTTTTAGATTTTATTGAAAGTCATAGATTAGGGTTAATTGATCCTAAAATGGCTCCTTTTAGTCGGTTAAATCTAAATCCTGTAATTCATCAAGAAGTTGTTAGACCTACTATGGATATTACTAGATTGATTGAAAATTGTAATAAATGGGACGGAGAATATTGGATACCAGGAAAGGATGATGCCTGGAATCAAGCAGATGTGGATCAAAAAATAAAGATTTTAGAAGAGTTTAAAATTGATAAAAGAGATTATCACATATGATTATAATTGATTTAGATAATAATATAGATAAAGCTATAGATTTTAAAAAAAATATAGATAAAATATTTGACATGTCCTCGAAAATCGTTCATTTAAAATTAGACCGACCAGAGTCTCTTTATAGAAAATTTACAATTGCTTCTATTATATTAGATAGTTATTTAGAAAGAAAAACCAATTTTTATAATCTTAATTCGGAAAAGGAAGATATAAATGTTATATATGTATGGAACAATTATTCCATAGAAAATACGTATGCACTAGCTCAATACAAGAATGTTTTTGTAAGCAATTTAGTGGTTTTTCAAAAAGGATCAATGGAGCCGGATCAGTCTTGGATTTTCGGAAATATTATTGCTATGTTAAAATGGTCAACAAGTGCATTTCGATTTAAAGTAAGTGATTTTGAAAATAACTGGTTGTATGATGTTATGAATGATGCTGATAATAAACTTTTACTCCCAGTTTGGTATTGTCAACGGATTGGGTTAGATGTAAAGGCAGTGATATGAATATAGCTTGTTTTGGATGCAGTTGGACTGCGGGAATACATTATAGAATAGAGGATTCTTATAATAATGGATTTGCTGATACAGGAGAAAATAATTGGGTAAGACAATTGTCAAAAATTATGCCTTATCATAATTTTTATAATTTTGCTTTTCCTGGTAGCAGTATTATTCACAGCATTTACGTTTTAGATCAAGTGAAAAAAAATATTCCTATTTTATTTGATAAAATAATTTTTCAAGCTACTACAGAAGGAAGATTTACATATTATAATGAGCCTCTTAATAATACTGATTTCGTAATTCTGCCTCGTATAAAACAACTTGAGGATAACTATTTTTATTTAGATTTAACTATGAATGAAGTTATTACCGTTAACTATGGCACATTAGGTTATAAGGATCATACTGGGTTTTTTTTAGCAGAAGCAATCTATTCTTGTTTAAATCCTAGACAAACTTTTCAATATGAACATAGGATTTATTTAGATTGGCTTAAAGATAAAGTAGATCTTTTGTTTTTCCATAGAAAAAACCATTGTTTTATAGAAGGAATTTTAACTATAGAAGATAAATTAACAGCAGAAGAATGGAACAAATTTGTTATCGACGAAGGAGGCCATTTTAGCCTCAACGGTTCGAAATGGGAAGCAACATACATTAAAGAGCATATTAATAAATTATGAATGATTTAAGTTGGAGTGCATACGATTTCACTAAGATTCCGTATGATGAAATTGTTCGAGTAGGACAAAGAACAATGTTATACAAAGATCTTTTTACAGTGAGTTGGTTATTAGGCCGGTATTGTAATTATCGCTGTAGTTATTGTTGGCCGTATGCCCGCAGTGATTCTAAAGATCATAGACCTTTAGAACTATGTTTAAAGACTATTGATGAGATAAAACGTCAAGCTAGAGAACGAAATTTTAATAGTTTTCATTTTAGCCTTAGTGGTGGTGAACCTACTTTTCATCCAGGTTATACTGATATTCTTGCATATCTTAATGATGATGTTGATAATACAAATTATACAAGTGTGCATATGACTAGTAATATGAGTAGGCCAATTAAATGGTTCGAAGACAAATATTGTCCAGCTGTTAGCAAGTTTCATAGGGCTAGTATTACTGCTAGTTTGCATACTGAACATGTTAATACTAAAGAAAAGATGCAAGATTTTGCCGACAAATTAATATTATGTCAAGAACATGATGTGCAGATTACTATTAATATGGTCATGGTTCCAGAATGGTTTGATAGAGATTTTAATAACGCTTTGTTTTTTCATGAACAAGGAATTAATGTAACATTGAAACCTCAGAGTGATCCTACTGCGAGTCGTGTAGTCGATGGATACACAAAAGAAATGCTTGAACGCTTACATAATGGCATGCCTCAGCGTGCATTTACTGAAGATAAAGCAGCTAAAGCTAAACAAGTAAAACGTCCAGAGCCAAGATTTTTTAAAACTCCAGACCCTATCTTTAGAGAAGAAAATTCTAAAATACCTCAACATTTTCAAGTTGAATTCATAGATAAAAATAAAAAAATTTGGTATATGGATCAAGCAGAACGGTTTAATGCTTTTAATTTTAATAAGTTTAACGGATGGGAATGTAGTAGTGGTTATAGGGGCATTATTATAAGAGAACCGGATGGTAGTATTAAACGAAGTTATAGCTGTTATGATCCTCCGATAGGGAACATAGAAACAGGTTTCACATTATATGATGGACCGAAAGTGTGCTCGAGTCCTAGCTGTGTAAGTAGTGCAGATAGCAAGATACCTAAACGTTTTCCTGGAACAAAAATGCCTTTATGGCCAGGAGATCAAACTTTTAATCTAACATAATAAGCTATGGAGAATGATTAGACTATGTGTAAGTTTTTTTAAACATGATTGATATAATATATAAAAATAGAGATTTAATAACTAATAATTCTGATTTAGAACTACTTTATTGTATAAAGGATTTTCCTTGCTTTATGGGAACGACTTTAGAAAGTATAACGTTGGATTTAGCTAATGATCTTAACTTTTTTGTTAGCAAATCTTCAGGGCTAGTGCAAATAGATCCAATCTTTCCGCCTAAAATTGTTTATAAACACAGTCATTATTCTGGGGAAATTGGAAAAGCATGGCACGATCACCATGTTAGTTTTTCTGACTTTATTAAAAAGTATAATCCTAAGTCAGTTTTAGAGTTAGGATCTGGGCATGGATTATTAAAATCATTTTTTAATAAAGAAATTTCATGGTTAATGGTTGATCCTAATATTTCAAGTAGTGAAGGCATCAGCAGTTTTTTTAATGAGGAAATTGATATCGAATCTTACAGTATAGATACAGTGGTTCATAGTCATTTTTTAGAGCATGTTTTAGATATTAATAGTTTTTTGTCCATTTTAAATAAAAAGTTAGCTATAGGTTCAAGAGTAATTTTCTCAATTCCAAATTTAAAATCAATGATAAAAAAATATTATACTAATGTTCTGAACTTTGAACATACATTTTTAATTACTGAAGAATATATTGAATACTTGTTTAATAGATCAAATTTTAAATTAATCGAATGTGTATACTATCAAGAATGTCATAGTATATTTTATGCTTTTAAAAAACAAGTTTGTGATCATTATCTTGAATTAGATAAAGGTCTTTATTATAAAAATAAACAATTAATCGAAGAATATTTTCAGCATTTAGTAGATTATATAAAAGTTTTAAATTTCAAATTGCAAGATGAGCAAGATTTTTATATTTTTGGAGCACATGTTTTTTCGCAATTTTTAATTAAACTAGGGTTAAATACTGGTAATTTATTATTTGTGCTTGATAATAATGTTAAAAAACAGAAACAAAGATTATATGGAACTTCTTTCTACGTCGAATCTCCTGAAATTCTGCGTAATAAGGAAAGTCCTATAGTTATTATTAATGCTGGTTATTTTACAAATGAAATCAAAGAAGATATTATAAAAAATATTAATCCTAGTACGAGATTTATATGATAAAAGCTAATCAATATAATTTAAAGACAGCAGTTATTTTGACCGGTGCTCCGAGAACTTGGCATTTTTGTAAAGAATATATAGTCAAATTTATTCAAGATGTTTTTGAAGACGCTGATTGGTTTGTTTGTATTCACGAGAGTAAGACCACTTCTTGTGATGAGATTTACTCATTCTTAAAATCTAAAAATCAGAATATTATCTATAATGCTCAAATTTTGAATTCAACTATACCTGATTATAATTCTGCACATTGGGACAGATCTAGATGGACTAATTCTTATTTTAAAGGGTTAATGTATTTAAATTACCTTGCCGGGTTTCAAAAAAGAATTCACGAGTTTAAAACCGGAGTAAGGTATCACCGTGTATTTTTTGCTAGACCGGATTGTATTTACTTATATAATTCTTCTACTAAAGAAATAGAAAATTCTTTTTCTGATTATAAAAATTTTTCCTTCCAAATGAGAGGTGATTATGACGAATTAAGATATAATTATGCTAGCCCTTCTGCTAATCACTTACGTTTGATTGGGGGATTATTTTCTTCTGATGTGTTTTGTAATTGGAACTTAGAATTTGATTTTAAAAAAGACAAGTTAAATCAAATGCTTTTAAGATTGGGGACTGATATGCATTCTGGTTTAAGCCTATATTTCAGAAAGCACTTAATAACTGTAGATGATAGATGGTTTCATAATGAAAATAAAATGGGATTCCTAGCTGATGTTGTTAGGCCAACAAGTTTAGTTTATAATAAGTCAAATTATTTAAATTTTGTTAGTAATTTCGATTCGTTTGATTTAAAAGAACCATGGGATCATTGGCCAGGTGAGTGTCATTATTTTTCGCATAATGATATGGAAACTGCTTGGAAGTATAGAATTAAATCTTGCTGGGAATTAAATATTGATACTAAAGATTATTTGTTTGATCCAGTTTGGGCAGAACGATATAGAGAAGCAGAATGATACTAGTAATTCCAGTTGATAATCAAATACAAAAACTTGATGATTTCGTAAGTATTATAGAATCTACCATTAATAAGAAAGTAATTGTAGTAGATAATCCAGTGATTGATGGTCCGGATACCTTATTTAAAGAATTTTCTAATGTAGGGTTTAATCTAGAGAAGTATCTTTTAGAGTCGGAATATTATTCTGCTGATCAAAAATTTCATCATGCTATGATAGTCTGGGGTAGTTATTCTTCGGACGGTGTTGAAAAAATAGGTAAATTTTTGCATGATGATTATACTAATGATTTTCTAATTTTTGATCATAATAATCTTGACAAAGATCACAGTTGGGTTTTCGGTCATGTAAGTGCTTTGATTAACTGGTTGTCGAGCTTATTTAAGATTGATAGATCGGCCTTAGAGACATCATTAGATAGAGATCAGTATATGTTAAATGGTAATGAATTTAATATAGCAATATGGTATGCGTTAAGAATAGGATTAAAAGTTTATGTATAATGTAAAAAAAGTTAATAAACCTTGGGGCTATGAGATATGGATTGCCGATGGTGTCCAATCTCCGTATGCAGTTAAAAAAATTTTTTTTAAAAAAGGAAATAGAACTAGCTTGCAAGTTCATCGTAAAAAATATGAAACAAATTATGTTTTAGACGGTCTTGGATTTTTTTTAAAAAGTAAAGAAAAGTTTGATATTGATAAGTTTCTAGACGATGGGTTAAGCGACCATGACATCTTAATTTATGAAAATTCTCTTGAAAAAATTGATTTGAAACCTGGAGTCTATATTGATGTTGAACCTGAGTATGTTCATCGTGTTATAGCATTAACTGATCTTACTTTTCTAGAAACAAGCTCCACCGAATTAGATGATGTTATAAGAATTCAAGATGATCAAGGCAGAGGGCATGGCAAGATAGCTAAAGAACATGAATGACCTCGTAATAATTTCTACTGCTGGATTAGGCAGTAGGATGAGAGAGTTGACAGAAAACCTGAATAAATCATTACTGCCTTATAAAAATAAACCTGTAATATCGCATATTATTGAAAGCTTTTCTAAAAATTCCAAATTTATTATTTTAACAGGTCATCTTAGTGATCAAGTTAGATCTTTTTGTTCACACGTTTATCAAGATCGAAACATTGAATTTGTAGATGTAGATGATTATACTAGTGAGAAGTCTGGTCCAGGATATTCTTTCTTACAATGTATAGATAAAATTGATAAACCTTTTTGGTATGTTCCTTGTGACACTTATTTTGAAGATGAATTTATAGACAAAAAATATGATGAAAATACATATTTTACTAAAAAAGTTGATATTAAATTGTCTAATCAGTATACGATGTTTGATATAGATGATAATAGAATTAAAAAAATAAAATTTAAACAGCAAACTAGTGAATCTTATGTAGCCTTTACAGGGTTAATGTTTATAAATGATTGGAAAGTTTTTATAGAGCATTTAAAAAATTCTAGTAGCAATGAAATAATATCCCCGATCACTTTAGGTGAAAAAGTAGCTAATTTAGAGTCATGGATAGATTTTGGAAATTACGAAACTTATAAAGATGCTTATGTAAAAAGTCAAAAATATGTCTTTTCTAAAGAAGAAGAAATAACTTATTTTACTAATAATTTTGTAATTAAATGGTGGCAAGAATTAGGGATAGCAGAAAAGAAATATAGTCGATATATAGATAACACGAAAGTTTATCCTTCTAATGTAAGAATTTGTGGTAATTATTTGTTTTACGATTATTTACCAGGGTCTGTAATATATAAAAATTATAATTTAGAAATATTTAAAAGATACTTAAATTGGATTGATGAAAATTTATGGATTAGAAAATCATTTCATATAACCCATACAGCCGAAAAATTTTATAAAGATAAGACAATATCTCGTGTTCACAAGTTTCTTAGTAAATATCAACAGTTGCCTTTAGTCAAAACAATCAATGACATTGAAGTAGAAGATTGGAATTATTATTTTGATAAAATTGATTGGAATTTGCTTGTTAATGAAGTGCTGCCCGGGCATGTTCACGGCGACTTACATTTTGATAATTCTATAATTTCTGATAATGGAGAATTTAAGTTAATAGATTGGAGACCTGATTTTGGAGGATCTGTTGAATGTGGAGATATTTATTATGATCTTGCTAAGTTAATGGGTGGATTAATAATAAATTATAGTAAAATAAAAGAGAATGAATTTGAATATTCTGTAGATAACGGCAGTGTTAGATTAATAGTTCCTTCTATTGAAAATGCAGACAATTTTGTTGAAGAATTGAAAAATTTTATTTTAAATAAAGGGTGGAATTATAAAAAGGTAAAATTACTAGTTCCTATAATTTTTTGGAATATGAGCCCATTACATCATAGACCATTTGATTTGTTTTTGTGGTATCTAGGTATTAAATTATTTAAAGAAATAGATGATGAAAAGTTTTAATTATAGATTTGATATCCCAGGAATGACTTTTGAAAAAGAGCTTAAAATATTAGCTAATATTGCTAGTCTTGTTCCATCTAATGGAAACATACTTGAAATAGGCTCTGCATACGGAAGATCTACTCATGCTTTATATATTGGAAAAAGCAAATCGGTTTCTCTTACTGTGGTAGATCTATGGGGAGATCCTATTCCTATGCCCTTAGGAACTTACGAAGGAGATCCTGATCTGTTAGAGGTTCTTAATAAGGTTAGTAAAGAGTTTAATGATTTCAAATTTGCATTTATAGAATGTTTAGGAAGTAGTATAATCGAGAATATAAATTTGGTTCAAGCATCTAGTTCTGATTTTGAATCAGTAATAGACTATGATTTAGTATTTTTAGATGGTGATCATAGATATGAATCTGTTAAGATTGAATTAGATAAGTTTTCGGATAATAAAGAGAATCTTATTATTATTGATGATTTTGATACTAATAATTTAGAAATAGTCAAAGCAGTTATGTTCGAGAGGCATAATAAGTTTCTTATTGTTCCTCCTTATAAACAATGTAAGATAGCCTTTTTATTTCCTACGACTGGATATTGGGTTGACAAAGTTGATTTAATTATAAATTTATCAAAATGAAAAAGTTTGTGAGCTTAAGTCAACATCCCGGAAAACAAGGATTTTATTTTTATAATAGTTTTTTTAAACTTTATAATATAGATGCAGAGTATTTTCCTTTGTCTGTTCAGCCAGATAATTTTAGTCAAAAAATTTTAGAATTAAAAAATGAAGATGTAAGTGGTATAAGTGTATCAATGCCTTTTAAATTTCCTATTATTGATTTTTTAGATGACTTTGATTCTGATGTATTAGAATTTAATCTATGTAACACTGTATTATGTAAAGATAAAAAATTAGTTGGATATAATACTGATTTAGAATTTGTTAAATATGTTGCAACACGAATCAAATCGCCATTGATAACAATATTAGGAAACGGTTCTATCGGTAAGATGTTTAAAAAGTTTTTATCAAAATTTGAATACAATATTAATAATTATAGCCCGAGTCTGGGTAATTGGAATGAACGACATGATGACTCGGAGGTAGTTATAAATTGCACATCATTAGGAACATCATCTAAAGAAAGCCCTCTTAAGAATATTAATAGCAAAACAAAATTAATAGTTGATTTAGCAATAACTCCAGGAGATCTAGAGTCTCAAGCTAGTGAAAATAATGTAGAATATATTAGCGGGCAAGAGCTATACAGATTTCAATTTTTAAAACAGTTTTTTTTGTATACTGGTTTGCAGATTAATTTAGAAGACTATGAAAGAATATCCAAACTTAGGAAAATTTAAGCTCGGATTCGGGCCTATGAGCTTAGATATTATAAATCTATTAGTAGAATATTCTCTAGTTTACGATTACAAGTTTATGATAATTGCTAGTAGGAACCAAGTTGATTTTGAAAGTTCTTATGTGTGTTCTACAGAAACTTTATCTAGATTAGCTTCTAGATCAAATAATATATTGTTGTGTAGGGATCATTGCGGTCCTTATTTTAAAGATTCTGATATAGAATTAAATTATTCACAAATAATTAACAAATGTAAGCAAACAATATTAACTGATATACAGCAAGGTTTTAAACTTATTCATGTTGATGTTAGTAGGGTTCAGAATAATGCATTTGATTTAGCAACTGAGTTAATAGATTATGCTGTAAATTTAAATCCTAATATACTTATAGAGTTTGGTAGTGAAGAAAATACAGGATTAAATCTTACTGATTCTATAGAAAGAATAGATACTCAATTAGAGTTTTGTAAAAAATTTAAAAATATTAGTTTTTTTGTAACTCAAACTGGTAGTTCGATACGTGATAGGCAAATCGGAAATTTTGATATAAATTATAATTTATTTTTAAGTAATAAAATACATAATTATGGATTTCTATTTAAAGAACATAATGGAGACTATTTAGACAGCCTAGATTTAAAGATGAGAAAAACTGCCGGAATTGATGCTATTAATATTGCTCCGCAGCTAGGAACAATTCAAACTAAGCTATTATTTGATCAATTTGGAAAAACTAAAAACTGGATTGATTTTGCTAATATTGTTTACGATGGTAAAAAGTTTAATCGATGGATTTCAGATGAAAAGAAGAATGATAAATTAGCTGCTGTATTAGTGAGCGGTCATTATTTTTTCAATACGAAAGAGTATTTGAGTATTTTTATTGACTCTAATGAGAAAGAATTATTTTATAATAATTTAAGAAAACATGTTTTTAATATGATAAACTTATATAGGCAATTTCATGAATAAGCTTTTTCTTGATATGGATGATGTTGTTGCTGATTTTTCAAAAAAAGTATATCAGATATTAGGATATAAAAAACAAGATAATGTTTATTCAGATTACGAATGGAAGATAATTTTAGAAAATCAAAGAATTTATAAACATTTAGAACCCTGCATTGGATCTAAAAAAATTGTATATACAGCGGAAAAAATCTCAAATATTCAAAAAAAAGAATTATGTTTTCTTACTGCTGTTCCTCATAAAAATGATTTTCCATGGGCGTTTTACGATAAGTTAAATTGGGCTAATAAATATTTTCCTAGTATACCTGTATGGTTTGGGCCTTACAGTTCTGATAAACAGAAACATTGTAGTCCGGGAGACATATTAGTTGATGATAGAAAATCAAACATAGATGCTTGGATATCAGTAGGTGGAATTGGAATTTTACACACTAGCATAGAAGAAACTATCTATCAGTTAGAAAGTCTTTTGTAAGAGGAAAAATTGCCGCTATCGCTTTGGCACATTCTATAGCAATTGATCTATGCTCTTCTTGTGTTCCATTGGCTTCTCTTAATTCAATATAATGCACCCAGCTGCGTAATGTTCCATTCATATAGAGGCGGCTTTCTATTAGTCCTTCAGGTAATACTGCACGAGCCTGTTCTTTAGCAATACCATTTGTCACAGCCCATTCGTAGGCATCTCTTGATGCTCTTATCACTGCCTGTTGTTTCTCTAGCCAAAACTTTGCCAGCTCTTTATCACCAGGATCGGTGATATCAATAGGGATACTGTTTTGTCTATTCTTAGGATCTTGCATCCTTGCTTCACGGTAGACAAAATTCATATCTTTTGTTGGATCAGCATAACGCTGACTGAACTCTTGGAAACTGAAGCTCCGGTGTCGCAAGATTTGTCTGGCAATATCTCGTGTAGTAGTAATTTCTAAACAAGCTGAAACCATCTCTAGTGGACTCCAGTGTTTGTTTTTAATTAAGTATCGTATAAGCTTTTCGCTTGTTTCTGTGTTAAATTGATTGCTAGGATTACTGACACGAGCACAGAAGGCAATGAGATCTTGTGCATCTTCAATACTATTATTTTTAAATTCGTCAGTAGGTTGACTATAAGAGACAAGTTTTACATTCATAGCAGTTTTCGTTTTTTTAAAAATCGGTTAGAAGCCTTAATCATATCACGTTTTATTTGATCTGTGTCTAGCTTAAAGTCTATGTTATCAATTTCAGCTTCGTAGGAAGATATAATTTCTTTTACGTTTTTTTCAAGAGTAGCCCAATCCATATTCTCTTTTTTATTTCGTGTGTTGATTTCCCATACTTTGCCATTTTTAAATCTAAGTGAGATTCTATCTAAATACTTGATAGGTATGACATTTAGTGTAATTTCGCCAAAAACTTCTGGCCAGTGATTGATAACTTCTCTGGGAAACTTTTTCCCATGCTTCACTTCGATTTCACTGGCCTTTTGATAGGAACAAGTTCTTCTGCCTTACGTCGTAATTCAGCTGCCTGTTTACTAAGCTTATCAGCTTCACTTCGATAATGTTTAGCTTGTTCTTCTGGACTTAAAGAACTGGTATCGACCGTTTTAGCAATCGTGCTAGTTGTCTTAGCAGGGTCTTCCACTGTTTCTAATGGAATTTCTTTAGCCGAAGCTACTTCTTTAATACTATCTTGTAATGCTAGATCTTGAACACTAATCCCTTTTTGTTCTGCTATTACCTGATTCAATTGAGCTAAATTGATGCTGGTTTGCATGTTCGGAACCATTTCAATTTTATCAGTCGGTGTTTTAACTAACAGTCCTTTTCTATGTAAAGTCGCTAGCATGTTAGTCCCGTCTGGAAATAAATTTCTTGCTAGAACTTCTGCGAATTCGTATGAGGATTGTCCTGCATTTGATTCAACTAAGTTGATTAGAGAGTCGTGTTGATCGGGTTCTAGTTTATCTGTAGGAATAATAAGGCAATTGTATGCATCGTTAGGAATAGTTCTGTAGGCCACGAGACATCTGCGGCCGTTTTGAACGTTTCTTCCTATATGTTTTAGGTTAGCCATATTATGCTCCGGGTTGCTGAGTTTTAGGAATACTATTTAAAAAGTTTTGTAATTTGTTATAAACTGTTCCTACAGCTACCATTTCACTTGGTCTAAAAGCACCTCTTGAGCTAGCTAGATCAATAATTTGCCTAATGTTGCTAAGGTCTGTGATTGTTAAATCTGCTGGTTCTTGTGGAGCAGCCGCTTCTGGACCGGGTAGTGGTGTTTCAACTTTTGCTTCGTCAGTCATTTTTTCTCCTTAATATACTGATATTATAATTATCTTCAATTTAAAATTGTATAGGCAAGTTTGAAAAAGCTTAGTTCTTTCTCATTTTCAAAACCTATCTTAGTAACATAGATATAATTGTTAGAAATTAAATCTATTCCTTTACCGATATAATAACGTCCATTCATATTATAGTAGATCCATTGGTCTATATCTTTAACAAGATTAGCATGAAATTTAGGTATTATTGTGTAACTAAAATGATGTGCTGGAAAACGCACTCGTCGTAGATCCAGCACATTCAAGGGATTTACCTTTCCTGCCCTAAGGCTCATTTATTTGAACTCGTAATAAGCATGAGCACCGAACGGAGGGACAATGTGGTCGTTTCCATGTATCACAAAGAAAGTATCGCAGTAGTTCTCGTCCCCCCAGCTACCACAAGGATATCCGTCTGTAAACATGATAAACTTTTTGGGCTGAATGTCATGTTCCTTCATATATTCCCAGTTAGCCATGAAGTCAGTTCCACCTCCACCTTTGATTTGATAGCTCATGATGTCGTCATTATATCCGTCAAAGTCCTGCTCGTTATAGACACGAGTATCAAAACACCATAACTTAATCTTGAAGTCCTTGTATTCGTCCATAATACCCTTGACTTCACTAATGAAATCTTTGGCTTGATCGTCACCAATACTGCCCGACATGTCAATGCCAACACAGATGTCAATAGTCTCGTCATAGTTAGTGCCAGGAAGAACAGCGTTCATATGCCAGCCTTTGCGATTTGGACGCATAAAGGTGTAGTCATTTTTAATGGTGCTTTGGATTTGTTGGCGTAGAATTTCACGCCAGTTCATCTTAGGCTCAGTAAGTTCCTTGATCATTCTTTGGATGTCAGCGGGGGTATTTCCCGCACCCGCCGCCTGAGCAGCCTGCATCATCTGTTCTTTGATTTCGTCACGGATTTGCTTGAGCTCTTCCTTGGAATACTTGGGGCGACCGTTGCCATCCTTTTCCCAGTCAATATGCTCGTCAAGCAATTGACCCAAGGCTTCCAAAGCCTGTTCATCCATTTCCTCATAGATCTCATCATAGATCTGCTCAGTGCTCTTACCATAATGCTGAGGGTCATGGAAGATTTTAATCTTGGGAGGAACCTCACCAATACGGTCTTTTACCAAAGTGCCATTCACGTTATAGTCTGCGGCGGCGTTCCAATAGTGGCGATTGCGACCTTCTACACGTAGCATATGCTCATAGACATTGTGTAGGATTTCGTGTGCTACTACAAACTCAACTTGTTTGGTAGTAAGGTTCTCAAAGAAGTCTCGGTTGTAGTAAAGATGGCGTCCATCCGTTGCCGCAGTAGGACACCAATCTGTGGCATCCTTGATCTTAAGGCGAGTAGCCATGTTTCCAAAAAATGGATGACGTAGCAGTAGTCCAACACGGGCTACGATAATCTTATCTACAATAGGATCTAATTGACTCATAATTTGCTCCTGTTTATACAGTATATAGTATAACAGGGTCCTGAGACCCTGTCAATTGTTGCCTTACCAAATTATCGCTTTTCAGTAGCAGCCGCAATATACTTGCCGTATTTGGCATGAAAGTCATCAAAACACTTGATCTCGTCCGGATCCAAAGGAAGTTGGTATTGGGTAAGAGCAAGTTTAGTGCCCATAACAACCAATTCAGTTTCAAAATTAGCCATCATAAACTCAAAAAAGTTATTGACTTGATCGTTCCAGTCTTTGGCATTCTTGTCCGAAGCGTC